TTGATATTTGCCAACGCTTTTGGTTCAGTTGACTCAACTTGTGCTTCAGCTTTTACAGTAGATTTTTTCATAACAATTCTCCAATATCAATTAAGGGTTTAAGTCTGAATAAATTTATTTGTTAATAACTTTATTCATTAAGATAATTATAATACACTTAGATCTCAATGTACACCACTATGATTCAATTATAATCTAATGATAGAAATCCAGAAATCCCGAGATTCCGAGAATATAGGTACTATTATATACATGCGCCCGGGTGTATATAATATAAACCCATATCAAAGTAAACAAAAAGTTTTAATAAATTAAAAATAATTGATTGTATACATTTGTTACAGGTTATATTATAATTACCTTAATGATTAAGAATTATCTTAGTCATAATTTCGGAGAAACAATTATGCAACCCAACTATCTCAACCCAAACAATATTGTCGTTGAAATCCATGATGCATTTATAGATAAACTTCTTTTCGATGATCAAAACTTCGATGTTGATTCTATAGATGATTCTGACTTTCCAGAAATCGATTTGGATTGCTTTGATGCTTTTTGAAAACTGGTACACAATTGAAAAACTGTGGCGGTTGAGTTCTGCAAATTCACTTGACCGCTCTATGTTATGGTTACAACTTATGTGTAAGGAGTTAGAATGATATTCGAAGTTGAACTTATAGAGATGGAGACTGAGTGGGCGATGGTCCGTGAAAAGGAATCGCAACAAGTCTCTAAAATTTGGAATGAAGAGGTTATCGAGAACTCGCCATTACCTGGTTACACATGGTGGAAACTCGAGATAACCGAGGAAAATGCGAGACGACTTGGTTGGATTCGCTAACCAGCTAAATCGTCCTTATCCGGAGTCGATGGGAAAATCGAGGATGGGGGTGTGCTTGATGACCGTGAAACGAACCAGCTTAATTGCGGTTAGCCGGAAAGTGCATCATTACCAGTTTGGAGAAGAGTCTGATCTTCAGAGAATTCTCCATCAATAACGAAACCATCAGGATCATTTTCGATTTCGCGGTCAAGAATAATAAGCATGGGGGCTGACGGAACACCTTTGCCTGCGTTCTCGTCATATATCCAACCACCTTTAATTTGGAGCCACCATTTAGTCATAGAAGGCTCTTCACCACTTTTCGCCAAATTAAAAGCAACTTCAGCAATAGTGGCTAAATCTTCTTCATCAGTGAAACCAAGTTCAAACGGGTAATGTTTCTCTAGATCTTCAAGACTTACTCTTAGAATCTCGGCAATACGAGAATTTATAACTCCAGCACGTTTAAATCTTTTTATACGCTGTGCGTCAGTAGCACATGGAAAGTATTCTGCTGGCATTAAATCTACTCCGAGGTTTGAAAAATAATATATTAAACCTGGCCTTGTGTACATAAAAACAATCAAAAATATTTTTATTCAAAACTGTCCAGGAAATCCCGGTTTGCCGAGGTCCTATTCAAAAACTGCTGGTAACTATTTAATTCCACGATTAGTGTTATAATTATTATAATTTGGGCCCTTTTTTTCTAATATAAAGATTTTAACTAACGGGCCGCCGGTGTCACTTTTTTATAAATTTTTTTTCAAATAAATAATATCAAATATTATAATAATTATAACACAATGAATGTAAAATTAAAACTTATTATAAAAATCAATAACTTGAGAGCTAGAAATGACATGAAAGGTGTTATAATTATTTAATTACAATAGTATAACAGGATTATAACACCAATATAATAAATTATAACACCGGGCACAAAATCACCTGGAGCAACATTCGGAGCACCTTGATTTAGAATCAAATACATGCAAAATCACTAACGAGACTGTTATAACTGTTATAATAGTTTGCCAGGTGTTATAATTTTATTAAAAGTGTTATACTAGTGTTATAACTTTTTAAAATAAAAATTATAACACTAATAATCTAAGGTGTTATAATTATTATAAAAGATAAAATATCCAACCTACACTAATAGCAACAGTCCAACACTCTCAATTATTTTTAAACACCTAAACACTCTCAATACAAATTTATTCTATTGTATACACCTTTAAAGGTTTAATATATAATAACCAAGATTAATAAAAGCGTATACCGAAGAGCCCTTTTGGATTCTTTGTCACAAATCTCGCTGCTATTAATCCTCATGGTCGTGTGACTAATCACCGCACTTACTAAGAGTAGAGAGCTCCCGTTGCAAGGATGCTCTCTACTCCTCTGGTAACATCACCGACCATAAAGTATTATTGTTACGACCCGATTGCTACACATACCCAAGACCATGGAGTATATCATAAAGTGTCACAAAATTCAAATCCAATACCGGATTCAATAACTTTAACACTCGCAAAACCACAATATGGTTACAAGAATTTCGGTTACTTTAAAGTAGATTTTAAAGCACCAAAACATCTACCTAAAGTCCACTTTATAGAGTCACGTCAGGTTAAATTAGATCGTAAAGACCCTATAAAGAACTTACACGAAGTTTTTCAGCGTATATCAACTACACCTATGTGGTCTTCTGCATGCCTCATTCGAAGATCGATAAAAACATTCGATCCTGATAATCCCAAGCCAGCGAGTTTGGGTCCAGTATTTAGACGCCAAGACAACTTTATAGATACACCAAACCAATACATACCATTTGACTTGGATGCTATTCCAGTGGATCCGCATATACCACTGAATACTCCACAATTGATATATGAACAGGTGGATGCTTACGTAAAACGCTATCTTCCTAAGGCATTTCACGGTGTAAACTATGTTTGTCAATTGACACCATCATTTAAACCACTGCGCAATCTCACTCATGAAGCAGAAAATGCTCGCGTATTTGAGAAACACAAGTTACACGTCAGACTATACTACTTATTAAGTACACCTGTGTATACAGCACAATTATCTGCTTATCCATGGAATGACTTGTCAGAAGAGGATAAACTCTCAGTTGGACTGGAATCTGGCAAAATACACCCATGTATTGATCGCTCTATTTACAGACAGTGTCAGCCGATTTATATCGCAAATCCAGTTTTTGAAAAGGAGAAAGATCCTTTGGCTGAATGTCCAAAGATTCAGCGTTGGATGTACACTACGCACCATAAAGAAAATGCTGCGAAATTCGACGTTATGGACATACCGTTGGAAACTGCGGATGGTCAGAAGAACGAAATACGCTCTGTAATGAATTTACCTGGAGTTGAAGGTGCATTTAGTAGACAGGCGGTATGGTCGGATCTTTTATCACAGTTTGGTTATTATCAGGAATCTGGAAGTTTTGGTGAAGATCCTAGATGGATATCTCCGCATTCGACAACGAACTCAGCTGGAGTAGTAATTAATAGAGATGGTCGCTGTTGGTCGCATCATAGTCCAGAACATTGTATGATTGCAAAATCAGGGCGTATGCTTACTGCATTCGATTTTATGCGAGAGTTTATATTCAACGGTAATTATAAAGCTGCGTTGGCATATGCAGCGCCTTTTGCCAAACGTGATAGACTCTTAGCAAAAGAACAAGAGGAAATAGCGAATAATACTATTAACATGATTCTGGACTTTATAGATATCCCGCAAAGTCGAGATGAAATGGCACTTATTGAATATGATTCTTTAATGTCATTAGATAACGCATACAGACTGATTATGGAAGAAGTAATACGCGGCTCATTTTATGACCACTTACGTATTGACAAAGTAATACGTGTAATTGCTGAGAAATTAGGAGTAGACCAAGGTGATAAAAAGGAAAAATATCAAGAACTGAAAAACATAGGAAAACACTTATATGACGACGTTGCCAAAACAGAAGCAAAATCTGGAAAACTCGATTTCTTGCTCCAAGGAGTTAGCGATGAAACTAACGCTCTTGCCCTTATTAACGCCTATGGAGGAAAAGACTCTCTCCTTGCTTACGATGAGAATTGCATCTATGCTTATGATTCAAAATTCTGGAATGAATACCACTCTCTTACGGCACAGAAGGCAATTATTAGCAAATATTCAATTGACCATCCAACGCGATCAATATCACTCGATGATAATGAAAAGACTTCAATTACACGATCACTGCATACTGAAGTGCTCAGAAATACGTCAAGAAGATTTGCCTTTGAAGATCACTTCTCAATAAAGTCTAATATAATACCTACTCGTAATTGTGTTATTGATGTAAGTAATTGGAAATCTCCAAAAGCCAACGATGGTAGACATAGACCTATTATTAGAGGATATCAACCTTTAGATCACGTTGTATATCCTATAAACTTCGAATATGAAGCGAATGCAGTATGTCCTAATTGGATTAACTTCTTAAAGTCGATTTATCCAGGACATCCAGAATTAATAGAACTCCAGCAAATGAAATTTGGATATGTTCTAACAACAGGTAATTCATTTCAAAAGATCTTTATGCAGAAAGGAGAACGTCGTTCTGGTAAAGGTACTCTCGATCGCATAATGAAAGAATTAGTGCCTAAAGGATATTTTGAACCTACTACATTTGAAAAGCTCTCTGGTCGCTTCGGTCAAACAGTTTTTAGAAGAGCAAAAATCGTAAACATACCAGATTACAAGAAAGGTACACTTACTGGTAAATCAAGAAATATGGTAGAGGAAGTCATAATCTCCTCATCAGGTGGTGATACAATTGCGATTGAAGAAAAACATGCAAGACAAGAAGGCATTAAACCTGTCGCCGTACTAACTATATCGTCTAATGAAATAATAGACATTACCAATATTGATGCGTTCTTTTCAAGGTTAATTGTTATACCTCATATGATATCATTTGAAGGTAAAGAAGATTTCGATCTTGATAACAAATTACTTGCAGAACTTCCCGGTATTTTGAATTGGGCTATCGAAGGTATGTATAAACTCGGTGCTCAAGGTCGCTTTATTGAACCTCCTATTTGCCAAGAGACTAAAAACGAAATGATAGAAGTTTCATCTCCCATGTCCTCATTTGTGCGTCACTATTATTATGTGGATAAAACAGTAGCCCCTTCCTTATGTACAACAAAAGATGGCTTCCGTAACAGTTACAAGACCTGGTTGTCAAGACCAGAATCATCAATACCTCCAGAAACTATAATTGACATGTGTGATGAAAATACTATGAATGCGACTATTCGTAATATCATCGGCCAATTAGATTCTAAATTCAGGAGACAACCAAAACGTATGAATGGTATTTTAGTCCAATCGCAATATGCGTTAGTTGTAAAACCCCAATATCGCGAACTTGCAGACAGATTACGTAAAAAAGTTAAAAATGCTGATGACAAAATGAAGTACTGTTTAGATACAGATGATATCTCAATTATTTGGGATCCTAAATATTGCGAACACGACTTTGGAGAAAGCTAATGCCAGAAGTTCTTAACATGAAAAGAGACCCAACTGTAGGTACAAGACCTAATACTCGCTATATAGGTCGTCCAACTCAATGGGGAAACCCTTTTGTAATAGGAATTGATGGCACACGGAATACAGTTATTGATAAGTTTGAGAAAATGGTTCTTGAAAATCCCGAGTTTCAGAAACTAATTCAGAAAGAGTTAAAAGGTATGGATCTTATTTGCTATTGTAAACCTAAGAGATGCCATGGAGATATTCTATTAAAAATAGCGAATAGTCCTTTTACTGTAGCAGTTGCTAATTTACAAATTAAAGTAGACGAGGTGAAAAATGGGTAAAGATGTTGAAATAGAAATTGATTCAGTTAAACACGAAACTGATTTAGCAATACTTATATCTGTGGAAGATAAAGAATATTGGATACCTAAAGCGATAATATCTGACGAATGCCGAGATGACGATGATGTACTTACAAGTATATTCATTCCAGAATGGTTAGCAACTGAAAAGGGGTTAGTGTGATGTTGCAAATACATATAAATATATACAGACCACAATGTACAAGATTTCATACTTTACAACAGTATCCATTTATAAATTTACCAAAACGCAAAATTGGTAAATATAATCACCAAGCTAAAACTAAAAGATCATTCATGAGAGCATTGCGAATAGAATCGAGAATATATCGTAAACCACACGAACCTATGAAAAATAAAATACATATTAATTTATGGGTAACAATTTGGACAATTTATAAATTTCAAGCATTTAAGAGGCCATATTATGCAAAATCTAGAAGATAAAATGAAGGATTTACAGGAGTCAATATCTACTATACAGCTTCCTGTTAAGAAAGAACTTACTACACAGGAATTTAAAGAAACCTTTCTACCAAGAAAGAAATATACAGTTACATGTCCTGCTAAATGTGGCGGCCATGTAAAGTTTATGTTTAGACTCGGAGAACTTGAGAGTTCTGGACACAAATGCCATAAATGTTTTAAGACATTCACGTTTAAACGAGAAGTAAAGACTCATTAATCCCTTTAGTTTATTCTTCAAGTAAAACCTTTGTTTACAAGTTGATAGGTTTAATTTATAATTACTTATAATTTAATTGAGTATTTCTGATGTCATCTAAGTTCGAATTAGCATTTAAAGTTAATCTCTCTAAAGTTTCTGTAGAGAAGCTTTCAGAGATTAATGATTTGCTTAACAATACAACTTATATGAAACTCCAAACTTGGGATTTCAAAGTTGATAACCAAAAGAGTCTATTAATATATACGTTCACAGCGTATATAGAAGACTTAACACAAGATGAACAGAACGATTTTACTAATATAATACGCCCTGAAATGCTTAAAATACTTGGAGTAGCAAATGTCAAATCTGAATCCCAACCAACCATCTCTCCATAATGCTGGAAAGGAGACTGTTGAAGATCTTGAATATGTCGGATCTAAAATCAGCGAACTTGTGAACACGTTTAATGGTTTGAATTCTTCTAAAGGGTTCGAAATTATGTCAATAAAGCATAATTCTGTTGATGGTAAAATAGACGTAGATATGATGACAAGACATAGTAAACATTGAGGTGATTATGAATAGAATGTTAAAAAGATCTCCACAATACGAAGAACCAAAAGTTAAGAAAATATGCGAATGGACTTTTGTAAATGAAGATGGATATTTACTATTAAAACGCGAAGATGGTACTGAAAGACCAAGTAGTTATACGGAAATTTTATCTTGGAGACTTTTTGGGAATATACCCACTGATTATAAAGGTCTTGGTACTGGTCCAAGAACTCCTTGGGAATCATATGGTTGAAAATAATACTCTCCTTAAATTGAGATATGGTAGACTCTATTATCATGGAGGTAATTTCTATCAACCTCTCACTTTATGCGGAGATGAATATGGTAAAGTTAAAAGAGCAATAAGGGACTTTACAAAAGCAAATTCTGAACTTATTAAGTCAGATAGATTAGATCCAAATTACAGAAATTTATTGGAGTTATGCGATGAACAATTTCAACACAGTATCTGTTCAGTTTGAATCAGGTGATCAACCACGATATACATATAAAACTCTTGAGCAATATGCTCCAGGTGATATGGCTATTATCAAAACAAAATCTGGATTCTTCAAGTTTGTACACGTAGTTGAAGTACACTCTACTCCTCAAATTAAACCAGGAATTAACTATACTTGGTTAGTTCAAAAACTCGACACTACTGATTATGACAGACTCGTCTCATTGGATTGATGAATGCGCAGAGATCTCTCCAAACCTCTTTCAATCCCTAAGGAACCGATCCCAGGAGGAACGCACTTACGTTTCTTTTGTCTCTACTGCCAGAAACCTAAATTGGTTGCTGGACGAAAATTATTTAGAGCTTCTAATGGTTCAACGCGGTATAAATGCGCAGGATGCATAGAACTATCAAATAAATCTAAGTAGTATCTTTTGTTATAAAGTTGTATTATAATAACCATAATGAATACTTTTATATTCATTGTTATTAATCAACTTATCGAGGATACTGCCTATGAACAGACATTTATTATCAATGCTTCAAGAAGGATATACTACTATTGCCGTTCATTTTATGACCGGTTCTCAAGGTCGTTATATCTATAAAACGCGCGACAAATACAACATCGGAGATCTTGCTGTTGTAAAAGTCGGTGATGAATTCAAAATTGTGAAAGTAATTGAAGTTCACAAAGAACCTGAAATTGATATCAATTTAACGCGTGATTACAAATGGGCTGTATGCAAAATTGATATGGATGGATATAACGAAGAAATGCAGCGTGAAGCAATCTTCAAAAAGCAAATGTTCAAAATTGAGCGAGACGCCCAAAAACGAACCTTGGCAACAAAAATCAAAGAGCATATGGACGCAGAAAGTCAAGGACTTTTTGATAATGCTCTCAAAATCCTTAACAAAGAAGTACCTATCACGGAAGATATGCTTGTTCAAATAAAACAAAGTGATACAGGCTTCTAATGCGCTCAATTATTGAGTTCATTGAAGAAGTCGCCGAAGAAGGACAAGGACGTTCCTTCAGAGGTGCTTATAGTGGACGTGGCATGTTTGGCCGCGAATGTGTAGGAGTTGTGTGTCCAAATCCTATTGACGTAGTTTTGGGTATTGCTGAAAATGTCGCTATTGAATTATTTGAAAATGCTTCTTTAGAAGGAGACGGTAACGCTGTTATACAAAATAATGCAGAACTTGAACGTCAACAAGCTGAAGAGATATTTTCATCTCTTAAAGAATGTCATATCGATACAATGGGCCATGATAAAATTATCTATTGGCCTGGCGTTCAATATACAAAAGCTTCTATACAATCTCCATCTAAGGGACTATGCTCTAATTATCCTGGATGCGGTTGCGCAGAAGAACTTGGAGAAGATTGTATTCCATTTTAAGGTGATTTATGATTGGCGACGTTGATATTTCAAAGATAAGAATCGGAGATAAAGTGCATTACCAACCTGCTCATTACGAAAAGACAAGTGGGAAAATGGTATCGTTAAAGAAGTTCCTAATCAAGATAACGAAATAACTAAAGACAGTTTACGAGTGGTATATAACTGTAATCGTGAATGGGAACGTTATCGAGATTATACGAGTGCTTTAACTCATAAACGCGATTTGAAAATTGGCTGGAGACATTAGTTTTGATAATCCTTGAATTGATAGGTTAATCAAAGTTTTGTTTACTTGATAACTGGTCTATTATATAATATGACCAGATTATTAAAAGAGCAATTCTTTAGTAATCTATCAATCCAACTGTCAAAATGTGAGGTAGTCAAAATGTCAAAAGTAATTACTCCAGAGTTCAGAGCTTCTTATGCAAACGTTTGGGAACCAGGTAAAACTCCATCTGGCGACATGAAGTACAGCGTAAGCATGATCTTCCCTAAAACTACTGATTTAACAGAAATCAGAAAAGCTATCAAAGCTTGTATTGTTGAAAAACACGGTGAAGATGAGAAGAAATGGCCTAAAGGATTAAAAAATCCTTTACGTGATGGTGATGCTGAACGCGATGGTAAAGAATATGCAGGTTCTTTCTTTATCAATGCAGGTAGCAAAAACCAACCTGGAATTGTTGATCAAAATGTTAAACCAATCACTGAACGTGATGAGTTCTATTCTGGTGTATATGCAAGAGCATCAGTATCGTTCTTTTACTTTGACAAAGCAGGTAACCGCGGAGTTGGAGTTGGTTTAAATAACCTTATGAAGACTAAAGACGGTGAAAGACTTGATGGCCGTGCAAGTGCAGAAAGTGAATTCGGTGAATTTGCTTCTCCAGCTGGCACAGAAGGCGCAAGTGACACAGGCTTTTAATCTTTGACCCATAATAGCCCTACTGTTAAGATGCAGTAGGGCTATTTTTAACTTTGGAGTTTACATGCACGAGTTAATAGAAACAATAACAGAAATAATTCCTAATAACTCTGGGTATGATCATGTATTTATTGACTTCGAAACTTATTCAGAATGTGATTTAATGAAATGTGGTGCATCAGTATATGCTGAACATCCTTCAACTGACATCATCTGTCTTTCGTATCGTTTTATATCTGGCGATAACGAATTTGCACACATGTATCGCCCATATGAAGGAGATCAGGCTCCTCAAAAACTTTTTGATGCTATTAAAGCAGGAATTGTAATTAAAGCGCAAAATGTATTCTTCGAGAAATGTATTTGGAAATATGTCTGTCTTAAGCGTGGATGGCCTCAAGTACACTATTCTCAATGGCGTGATACTATGGCTAAATCAGCCATGCATGCCATATCATTATCATTAGAAGCCGCTGGTGTTGCTCTTGGATTAAACGAACAAAAGAGTGCAAGTGGTAAAGCTCTCATTAAACTTTTATCTGTTCCACAAAAGAATGGCCGAAGAGTCACAAGAGATCAGAATCCAACAGCTTATGCTCAAATGTATGCTTATTGTGATCAAGATACTGCAGCAGAAAAAGCTATTGACGATAATCTTTTGAATCTTAAAGATCACGAACAAAGATTCTGGTTCATAAATCAAAGAATAAATGAACGTGGGATACCTATTGATATTCACTCATGTAAAATAATACAAAAGAAATTACTCGAAGAAATCCAGCATTTTGAAGACAAAGCTGTTCAATTATCTGGAGGTAGATTTACTACACTAAACCAACGAGTTAAAATACTTGCATGGTTAAAAGACCAAAAACTTGAACTTCCTGATTATACTGCACAAACTGTTGAAGATGCACTTAATGGTAAGTTTGGTCCATTAAATGGTCCTGCATTAGAACTTCTTACTCTACGTCAAGCAGCAGGCAAATCATCTACTAAAAAGTTTGCTTCAATGATTGCTTGTGCAAATTCAGATGATCGAGTACGTGGATGCTTATTATATCATGGTGCTCATACTGGTAGAGACGCTGGACGATTAATACAACCTCATAATTTTGCTAAACCAACATTTGAAGTCGAAGAATTTGGTGGTTATGAATTATTAGTAGAACGTCTTATTACTATGGGACGTCGTGAAATAGAAACACATTATCCACAATCATTCATGAATTTAGCTTCTTCAGCTTTACGTTCGATGATAAAGCCAAAGAAAGGTAAAAAGTTATATGCAGCAGATTATAATGCAATTGAAGTACGAGTTTTGTTTTGGTTAGCAGGGTGTACAAGTGGTCTTGATATATACCGTAATAGAGGAGACATTTATGTTAGAATGGCTTCTAGTGTGTACAGAATACCTGAAAATCAAGTTACTAAAGATCAACGGTGGTATGGTAAGACAATTATTCTTGGAGCAGGATTTGGTTTAGGAGGTAAAGGATTTGTAAATACATGTGCTAACTTTGGAATTAAAGTAGACATGGAATTTGCAGATCTTGCAATTAAATCATATCGTAGTGATTATCCTGAAGTTGTAAAACTTTGGAATGGCATAGAGAAAGCTGCAATTGGCGCAGTTTTGTTAAATGTAGAAACTGAATATCGTTTAGTTAAATTTCGTAAAATAGGAAACTTCTTATACTGTAAACTTCCACAAGGTCGTTTAATCTCATATCCATTCCCAAAAATTGAAGATGTTAAAACTCCATGGGGTGAAGTTAAAAAGCAATTAACATATCGTACTATGCAAAATAATTTCTGGTGTAGAACTTCAACTTATGGCGGAAAACTTGTAGAGAATATTGTACAAGCAACAGCTAGAGATTTTATGGCTAATGGCGTAATAAATCTTGAAGCTAACGGTTATCCAGTCATACTTATGGTACACGATGAAATTATATCAGAAGTTGATGATAATTTCGGTTCTCTTGAAGAGTTTGAATCATTAATGTGTAAAGATGTTGCTTGGGGATTAGATTGTCCAATTCTTGCAGAAGGAGCAATTTTGTCCAGATACCAGAAATTGTAAAAACTTTAAGTATACATGAAGATATATTTGTATTATAATATAACTTAGTATATTTAGGAATTACTTATGGCTCACCAGAAACATATTTTAGACGATATACCATTTGATGAGGAAGTAATGCAAAAGGCTAAGAAGTACATGGTTCCATACGAAGGTGTACCTATTGTTTGGTGGCTATTTTGGTTAATAGCTTGTATGCCAGTAGTAATACTTGTGTTAATGATACATATGGACAAATTATCATACGCTAAGAAACGTAATGATTATGCTTATTATTGTGTATATACAGGAAAACCATTTGTTGCTCCAACTAAAGAACCTTCTAAAGAATGGGGATTGCTCTTTGCAATTGCTCTTATCTGGTTTGGATACTATTTAACTCATTGAGGTTATTATGAAAGAATATACGCCAAAACAATTAACTGATATGGGTTATAGTGATTTTATGGAAGTTATTAACCAAGCTGTTAAAAATTCCGGAAATGTGGATTCCAAATTAGTTCGCGAATTAAGACGTAGATCTGATAATTTCTACGGTCAAGTTATAAATGCTGAACAGATTATAAATGGAATTGCCTCTGAAGAATTAGAAGGCAGAGTAAGCAAAACGTTACAAGATCAAATTTTCCTTGAATGTTTTAAGAATGCTTCTAAAGAATACGATCGTCCAACTATGCAAGAATACGCTGCAGTAACAGAAGAAGCGTATCAAGCACAACAACTTATTATTAGCGAACTTCGGAGATATAAATGACTCAGAACACACCAACCAAACATAGTTTATTTTCACCATCAGGTTCTGGTCGTTGGATGAAATGTCCAGGATCAATACCATTTGTACAATCTCTTAATCTGCCACACAGAGATAGTGAATTTGCTCTTGAAGGTACAGCTTGTCATGAATTAGCTGCTGAGTGCTTAATTAATGGGGATATCGACGCTTCTAGTTATATTGGTCGCGAATTTATCCCGCGATTCCCAGTAGATATGGAGATGGTGAATTCTACAAACACATATTTAGATTATGTACGTGGATTCATGACATTGAGTTCTGTAATGGAAGTAGAACAACGTATTGAAATGAATGATTTACATGAAGGTACTGGAGGAACTTCAGACGTTGTAATGTATTCTCCAAAAGAATTCCATTGTTTTGACCTTAAGTATGGTCGCGGAGTTCCTGTTGATGTAGTTGAGAATTCTCAAATGATGCTATATACAGCTGGTAGAATCAGAGAACTACATCAAGCAGGAATCATCGATGCTAACCAACTTGAACGTATATCAATTCATATTGTTCAACCACGTTGTCCTCATCCAGATGGTCCATGTAGATCTTGGGATGTTCCTATTGAGAGACTGCGTGAACATTGGAGAAATGCTAAAATAGCGATTCAAGAAGCATTGTCAGATAATCCTCCATTTAATCCTGGCGAAAGTCAATGTAAATGGTGCGATGGAGCACCAGTTTGTCGTAAGTTAACGGAATTTAACCTTAAAACTGCTATGCACGATTTTGAAAGTGTAAAATCTCAAAAACTCGCGCTTATGGAAGCTAATAAAATGTCTAAGGAAGAGATTGCTGAGATCATGAAACACAGCGGAATATTTGAAACATGGATTAATTCTATTGTTGCGTATGCTCAGAATGAACTTGAACGAGGTAGAGGCTTTCCTGGATATAAACTTGTTCGTGGACGCTCTATTAGAGGTTGGGCTAATAACGCTCAACAGCATGTCATTAAAGTTATCACTGATTTAGGATTTTCTGAGAAAGAAGCATATTCAGAACCTAAATTCAGATCACCAAATCAGATAGAACAACTTATTGGTAAAAAGAATGCTGCTAAGTTGTCGGAATATGTAGTTAAACCATTAGGTAAAATTACAATAGCTCCAGAATCTGATAAACGTGATGCAGTAGATCCTAAAGCTTCAGCTGCATCTGATTTTGAATCATTCACTCCAGAAGGAGACTTAAACGATGAGTAAATTTTGTTCAATTTGTAGTTTAGATGGTAGTGAAAACATACCAGCAGTTGCTCAATATACCGACAACATGATGGTAAGTCACTATGTTTGCAAGAAACATCTTGAAGATGTTAAACAAGCGAATCTTGAGTATAAAGAATTCTCAGATGAGGAAATTCAGAAAAGTGAAGAAGATTCAGAAACAGAAAACAAACCTTTCTATGATGCCGAATCGTGTGAAGAGTGTGGAGCTAGTGCCTCAAATCACACTTGGAATATCGATCAACGCATTTGGGAATGTGATGATTGTGGAGCGGTGCAATAATGGCAAATCTTAAAGAAGGTAACTTAGTTTACGTAACTGCCGCACAGAAAGATGGGGATACTCATGCTGTAGCGTTTGGTCGTGTAATAAAAATCGAAGGAGATTTTATTACTGTGTCAATCGCAAAGTCAGATGTTGAAATAGTAACAGAGACTTTTGCTCCTCTTGAACAACTTGGTTAAGTATCATGTGCCTGGTTTAATCCTGGTTTAATAGTTTTATATATTTATATATCTATATTAAATATATAAGGTTTTATCAAACCGGGATATCCAGGCACACCAGGCTCATTGTTTTATATAATTTTATATTAAGATTTTTTATTAAACTAATTGTAACTTGTTTAAACTTTTTGTTTACTTGTTATAAGGTATTGTATATAATTATTCTTTATTAAATCAGAGGTATTCAATGAGCGAACAAGAAATGACAATGCGCGATAAACTCTCATCTGCTATGGATGGTTGTAGCGAAGTAGAAGCGCTTATGTTAGATATAACTGATGCAATATCAACTTACCAATTAAACATAGATGATGCAGTCTCAAATGATGAGATAACTGAATCTCCAGATGAAGATGATAAAGAACTTCTTGTAGATAAATTTACAAGAGCTATTGAGCACCTTAAATGTGCTATGTCAAAATTCACTAAAGATGAAAGATGAAAGATGAATTAGAAATTGACATTGAAGAAGAGTTTGTTAAAAGAGCTCTTAAAGAATTTGGTTGTTGGTCAATCAAGTTTAAACATATAGGTATAAAAGGTGCGCCTGATCGCATAGTGTTTTGTCCTGGTGGTCACGTATTTTTTATAGAGTTTAAGAGAGGAGATAATATACCATCTCCTCATCAAGAAGAGTTTGCTAAGACTCTTAGTAAATTGAATTTTACTGTGTATTTTTGTTATACAGTTGCATCGGCCATAAGAGCACTTGAAATGGAGATTGCAAAATGAGCACATTTAAACGAGAAGTTAGATATGTAGTATTAAAACTTTCTCATATGTCTGTAGAACAACAAGAAGAGTTAAATACAGCAATTAAGAGAATAGGATTAGGAACTATTGATTGTGTAGTAGTAGAGAAAGACTGGCCAGAATACGAATCAACTTTTAAAGCTATAGAGAAAAGAGTATTAAGAAATAAAAGTGGTAGAGGCCACTTTCAACAATAGAGGTTAATATGAGTGAAATTGGCGAAACTTGGAAAGCAGTTAAAGAAGCTAGTAAAGTTAAGCGTGCTAGTAATCGTGAATATTCTACTAAACTTCTACAAGAGAAACAAATCAAATTCACTGAATATAATGGTGGAGCTCATTTACGAGTTGAAACTACTCAAGGTGTTATTGACTTCTGGCCAGGTACAGGATACTGGAAAACTGCTGGTGGCATAAAAGGACGTGGAGTTAATAACCTTCTTTCTATGATTTCAAAATTCAAATAATGTCAAAACTCTGGATACCACATAAATATCAGCAAGATACTGAAGATTTTGCTATTGATAAATCATATGCAGGTTTATTATTGGATCCAGGTTTAGGTAAGACTTCTATATCTCTTAATATGCTTAACAAGTTAAAGAGAAAAACTCTTGTTATTGCTCCACTTCGTGTATGTCATTTAGTGTGGCCTAATGAAACTAAAAAGTGGACCAACTTTAATAACATAAAAATTGCGGTAATGCACGGAGCAGAGAAAGAAAAACAATTTTTGCGTAATGATGTTGGAGTTTATGTAATAAATCCTGAAGGTATAGATTGGCTCCATGATATGATCAAAAAACATAAAAGATTTCCTTGGGAAATTCTTATTGTTGATGAATCTACTAAATTTAAAGCACATAAAGCAAAACGATTTAAAATTCTAAAGACTTTTCTACGAATGTTTAAGAAACGTTATATTCTTACTGGCAGTTTAGTAAGTGGTGGATTACTTGATCTTTGGGCACAAATATACATTCTTGATCTCGGTAAAGCATTAGGAGAAACTTTCTATGCTTATCGTAATAAATACTTTTTTCAATCTGATTATCAAGGATTTAAGTTCGAACCTCATCCGTGGGCAATGGAACAAATTTTAGATAAGATAAAACCTTTCTGTATACATTTAAGCGCGCGAGATCACCTTGATCTTCCTGAAATGATAGTAAATGACATATATGTGGATTTACCAGAGAAGGTAATGAAACAATATAAACAGATGGAAGATAAGTTATTTTCTGAATTGTCATATGATGAAGAATCATTTAAAGTGGTTGCGAGTTCTGCTGGTGTAGCTTATGGTAAATGTCGTCAAATAATTCAAGGGTTTATGTTTGAACATTTAGACGAGTTAGAGAAAGCGAAAGGTAGAAAACCTAAATTTTATCACATACATGATGAAAAAGCTCAAGCATTGAAATCATTCACTGATTCACTTGACGGGAATCCTGCAATGATAGCTTTCCATTATAAACCTGATCTGTTAAAACTACAAGAGTTATATCCAGGAATGCCTTATATAGGTTCTGGAGTTACAATGGACCAAACGCGAATTATAGAACGTGAATGGAATCAAGGTAAATACCCTATACTTGGTGGACATCCTATGAGTATGGGACATGGATTAAATCTACAAGAATCTGGTTACAACGTTATATGGTATTGCCTTACAGATTCATATGAATTATATGATCAATACAATTGCCGAGTTTTAAGACAAGGTGCAAAATCTGATCATGTAATGGTTACGCGAATAATTGCCCGTGGTACTATAGATGAAGCTACAATTATAAATCTTCAAAATAAAGGTAAAACGCAGTCTGATATGTTAAATGCACTTAAACTTTACAGGAGAATGTTATGAGAGATTTAAGAAAATTGGAACTTAAAATCGCAATTGCATTAGTTATATTCTTTGCTTCAATAGTTGTATATTTTGTACCAAGTCCTATTAAAGCAAAACCTATTGCTGCTATAGACTCTGCGGGACAAACTGCATGGATAGCAAATGTTTTAGAGACTCGCTATAAAGTAAAGAAACCATATTCTATTATGATAACTACTATGATAGAACAAGCTTCTGTAGAATACAACATAAGTCCTATGATAATAATGTCTGTGATTAAAGTAGAATCTGATTATGTATCACGTAATGGTAAGCATGGCGAAATAGGATTTATGCAATTAAAACCTAAATTCTGGACTAAACCTTGTAACAAGTATGATATACACGATAAATATGAAAATATACTTGTTGGAGCTTGCGCAATACGTTATAATATGAATCTCACTGACAATATAAGCGACGCACTTACGGCTTATAATATAGGATTCACTAATTTTGATAAAGATGTAAATTTGTTAAATGGATTCACTTATAGAGACAAAGTTCTTGATGAAAATATGGATTTAATTGATCTTTCACTTTTACCGATAGATACAAACTGATATGAGTTCAATGATAGGTTATATAACTAGAGTAATGTCTGCGTTTAAACATACGGGTGCTTTTGGTGAAGAAGAGCTTCGTGAAATAGAATCTATTCTGTATGCAGTTGCACAACAGGAAACTCGTGATGTAGTTTTACACAAAGCAGATAGAAATACTATTGCCTCAAGTTTTTCTGCTATAGCTTTAGTTGGTCACCAATTTAAAGTTAAGGAAGGAGAAAAAGTAATAGTATATGAATTAATATGTACTGTTACCGCAAGAGATTTCACAAATGGAAAGATTCAAGTTATGAATCCGTTTTGGGGAATACAATGGGTACCAGAACAGTCTTGTATACGTATCCAAGAGTTATTTACTTTAGGTATGTTACGTGATGTTATTAAGACTGCTATGTCACCTAATTTCATAAAAGATTTCAAGAAGAGAATAGGTCGTGAAAAATCAATTGATTTAGATCATGATACTGAAGCTTCTGGATATCTTGAATATGAAAAGAATGAATCAAAAGAATTATCAAAAATTGATAAATAATTTAAAGTTTTTGTTTACTTTTGATATATGTTGTTATATAATATACACTGATAATTAAGTTAAACACTAAATTATCTTTTACAACCCACTTACTTAGGAGACACTTATGTCTAAACAAGAAGCAGCACAAGAAGTTGTTGATACTGGCCCGAAAAAAGCAAAACGCGTAAATGGCATCACCAAAGAAGCCAAATTGACCGTTCTGACCCAAGTAAACCCCAAGCGTGAAGGTTCACAAGCGTTTGATCGTTTCGAAGGTTATTTCAAACTTGAAACTGGTGCTACAGTACAAGACGCACTGGATGCAGGTTTGACCATCGGTGATGTGCGTTATGATGTTATCCACGGCAGCATTGCTGTTGAAGGTGCTACTGTTGAAGAGTATGAAGTTACTCCTCGCAGTGAGTCTGAAGATGCAGCTGCTGAAGCTGCTGGTGCAGACACAGCAAGCGCAACTGATAGCGGCTTTTAATCCAGGCTGACCCAATAGAAAAGGGACCTATTTAATTATAGGTCCCTTTTTTACATTTGGAGATCTCCAAGACCATGAAAACCAACTTCGAAGACATAGTGGACTTTCATACGAAATTTGGTATGGAAATGCCTACACAATTAATGAAATTGCCAAAAGATACCGTTGAATATCGCGGATGCTTTATGGTTGAAGAATTATCAGAATATGTAACCGCATTCAAAGATAAAAACCATGAAGGTATGATAGATGCTCTTATAGATTTATCTTATGTAATTCAAGGCACCGCACTTATGCATGGTGAAAAGTGGGATGATAACCATAAGAATTATTCAAAAGGTCCACGTAATCTTGAATATCTTGCACATACTATGATTTCTTCAGAGATCATAAAAGATGCTGCAAGTAGATTCGCTGCTCTCATTAAACTCTATTCAAAAGGAGTTATGTCTGAAAGTCCAATTGATCTTGAAGGAGGTATGGTATCATTGCATATAATGAATGCAATGGCTGTATCACTCGCAGTAATTAGCGGATATAATTGGCAATTACATTGGGATGAAGTTCATAAATGTAATATGGCTAAAGAACGATCTAAAGGTGCAGATGATCCTCGTTCAAAAAGAGGTAGTGCACTTGATGTAGTTAAACCAGAAGGTTGGGTAGCTCCCAATCACACCCCCATAATTCAAGCAAAAGCTTTGCTTTTAACGGAGAAGTGCAATGTCAATAATCATTGAAGGTCCAGATTGTAGTGGTAAAAGCACATTGATTCTTGAGGAATTCAATGATTTATGCGTAATTCATAACGGAAGATATCCATCTCCTATGGAAGCATTTAAAGCATATTTAGGTCAATGTCCATCTCCACGATATAATTTCCATAATATTGTATGGGACCGTAATTATCCTTCTGAACAAATTTATGGTAAAATTTATCGAAGTAAAAACATAGGTCAAGAACATATTGATGTCCTTGAGAAACATCTCGCAGATATTAAAACTGTCATTGTTTTATGTTGTCCTCCAAAAGAAACAATCATTAACAATTGGCGTAAACTTAAACAAGAACGTAATGAATATATCGAAAATGAAAGTTATTTCGAAGATATAGTTAATGAATATGACAAGTACTTTAATTTGTATGTTATGTTACCTGTAGTTCATTACGATTATACTGAAACTGCGTTCAACAAAGAAAATCCTATTAAAGTACGTATTGAACAAATGCGTACTATGTGGTATGATGGTTCTTTTAACAAAGGAATACCGAATTCAAGGGATATGAAACTATGATTAAGACATATCCTAATGCCACAATGGCATGGCTCGATACATATAATGAAATACTTCTTAATGGCACACACGTCAGTCCAAGAGGTACAGAAACATTGGAATTGTTAAACAACAGTTTTGCATTTGACATGAAGTATCCAATTTGCTATCACCAACATAGGAAATTAGCATATGGATTCTTGGCTGCAGAAGCTGACTGGATTACACGTGGGTCAAATCTCGTCGCAGATCTTACGCCTTATAATAAACGTATGGCAGATTTTAGTGATGATGGTGTTTATTTATCTGGTGCATATGGAATACCATATAATGAACAGTTTGACTACGTACTTGCTGCTTTATGTAAAGATATTAACACACGTCAAGCAGTTATGACTATTTGGGGTAGAAATCCTAAAGATTCAAAAGACATCCCATGTACTGTAGCTATGTCTTGGAATATACGTAATAATCGTTTAAACTGTCATGTCTTTATGCGCTCTAGCGATGCACATTTAGGATTACCTTATGACATGTTTAGTTTTACGATTATGACATTACGGTTATTATGCGCATATAATTGTAGGCAGTTCGATGGAAGTAAAATAATTCCAGGTAACATGTATATGAATTTGGCATCTAGTCACATCTATGAACAGCATTACAAAATTGCTCAAGAATGTTTAATGCTTCCACCAGACAAAATGACTAGTTCTATACCAGAATTCTGTTATGATAGTTGGGATAATGTGTATAGAGCTTTGAAATATTGTATGGATAAAGAAGTGACGTGTGAACCAATTTGGTACATTCGGCCATTATAAAAATTTTAGTTTACTTTGATATAAACCGAGTATATAATACTCTTTTATTATATACTTAAATTTACTTTTAAACCAACCATGAGGATATTTAAGATGTGGATTAACTTGCAAGGGAAGAGAATTTGTTTACTTGGATGTAATGCTATTGAACCAATTGAAGCAAAAGACGACAATAACGATCCTTTATATGGAATACGTTTTGATCACGAAGGTGTAGCTGTTAATGCTCTTACAAACGAGCATGCATTTAACTCAACTGCGGTATACTATCCAACTGAAAAGCAACGCGATGGTGTATTATCACAAATCGATGGTTTACTTGAAAATCCAGCGGTATTAGTATGAAACTTGGTGTAATGAAGTTAGGTGCTTCTATTACGTGGTCTCAAGTCTCACGTACTGCTGCAAACTTCGATATCCATTCAATAATTGGTTGTCTGCGATCTCCTGCTCAAATTACAGGAGACGTAGACATATCTATTATTACGCGCAATACGCGCAATACGTGGATACCTGAAGATATGCACTTTGTTGATATCATGAAAACTGATATTAACTCGCATGGATTTGATGCACTTGTTGTATTCAATGGTAATGTGAATTTCTTTGGAGGCGCAGAAGCTCCCGACCAAATTATGAATTATGTACATATGAACAGGTTTAATGGACCTATTATATATGTACAAACTGATGGTCAATTGCAACTTAAACAATTGTGGCCTGCTATTGAATGTAAAGATTGGGCTAAGAATTGGAAAGAGGAAGATATCGTAGTTAAACGTGATGATATTATTTACCTTTCACAAGCTCGCAGACCAGAACGAGTTTATGAACTTTGTCAAAAGAAAGGTAGTGTTCCTATTAAGAAGGAAAACATATATCACTTTCCAATTGAACAAGCTATTCTCGCTAAACGAGAGAATAGAATTGTACAGAAGCAGAAAGAATATGATCTTATCTACGGAGGTTCACTACGTGGAGGAGCTCGTAAGAAATTGCTTGAGAAGTATTACCTTGATCAGTTTAATCTTAAGGTAGCGCTTTTTGGCAACGTAAAAAGAAAGGATTTTAAGGAATATAACAATATGCCTTCTTTCCTTTCTAAAGTAGAGCATCACGCATTTATGAGTGCTCTTACAAGAGGTAAGTCTACTTGTATTATTGGTGATGAATGGTACTTTGATAATATGCATACATTGCGTATTTATGAGACTATTCGAGCTGATGTAGTATGCTTTGTGGCTACAGAGTTTGATCCGCGAAGAACAATCTTCAAAGATGATAAACTCAATGACTTTTTATATGTTTCATCGAAAGAGGAGCTTGCTGATAAAGCAAGAAGCTTAGATGCCAAAAAACTCTATTACATCACCGAATCACAAACATCATCAATCGATTTCAACAGAGATAGCTACGTTAATCGATTATATGCAAGATTTTCCGAAATACTCGGAGCGTATAAGCGTTGATGAGTACTACATGGCAATGGCAATGTTGGCTGGATTAAGGTCAACTTGCTCAAGACGCCGTGTAGGATGTATATTAACTGACAAGACAAATAGAGTTTTGTCTGTCGGTTATAACGGTGTACCTAGAAAAGCTCCGCATTGCATAGATAATCCATGTGCTGGTGCGGAGTCTCCTTCTGGACAAAATTTACAGAACTGTTACGCTACACATGCGGAGCAAAATGCACTGATATCTTGTAGAGACATACAAGCTATTCATACAGCATACGTTACAGCTTCGCCTTGTGATTCATGTGTAAAGTTGTTTGTAAATACCTCTTGTGAACGGATTGTTTTCTTAGATAAGTATCCGTCTACAGGAGAAGAAATCTGGCATTTAACTGGTCGTAAATGGGAGCAATTGTATGGCTAAACGTAAACCACCAAAGAAAGTAGTAAAGAAAAAAGTTGTAAAGAAAGTAGTACCAATTAGCGCAGAACAGTTTCTGTACGCAGGTGCAGATCATTTTGAAGCGCGCAAAAAGAAATATGATAAACCGGAAGGTGAACGTTCTATGGCGAAAACTGTAGAGATGTTCAACACTCTGACTGGTCATAATTTGAATGAACAACAAGGTTGGAAATTCATGATCTTATTGAAGACTGTTCGTTCAGAACATGGACCTTTCCATGCAGATGACTATGAAGACTGTGCAGCTTATGCTGGTCTTGCTGGTGAAGCTGCTTCTAAAACTCGCTAATTAAAGGTATTCATATGATTACACCAAGACCGAATGAAAAGACATTATACCGTAATGCAAAACATGGTATTAGTAAATGGACTATTTATTCTATTGGTGCTATTATTCATATGGAAAGCGAGTCTAAACTTGGAGATTCTCCTACTCGCTATACTGAGACTGTTAGTCATGGTAAAGCGGGTAGGAGTCTTGAGCAACAAATTAAAAGTCGTATAGATTCTCGTATAAATAGTAAGCGAGATCATGGATATGTAGACACAATGGAACAAGCAAAACTTCCATTGAAGAATATACTTGGCTTACATAAACCTATGTTAGCCGTAAAATGGCGAGATGTAGCGAAGAAAACGAAAATAGAAACTTGCTATGTACAACCAAAACTTGACGGACACCGTTGTTTAATGACTATGGAAGAAGGTAAAGTAGTCGCTTATTCAAGAGGTGGACGCTATATTAACACTGTAAAACATATCACATCTAAATTGAATATACCTGAAGGTGTTACATTAGATGGTGAAATTTACAAACACGGTATACCACTACAAGTTGTAAGTAGTTGGGCTAAGAGACAACAACCAGAGAGCGTGATACTCGACTACATAGTTTATGATTTGGTTGAAACTCATCTTGATTATGAAGATCGCCATGAAATATTAAAAGAAATTGCTGCGTTAAATCCTCATATAACGATATGTCCTACTAAGTTTGTAGGTGATATTCCAAACTATAACTTAAAAGAACACTTAGTATCTACTATTAAGGGTGGATATGAGGGTTTAATGTTACGTCCTAAATACGGTTTATACGAAATAGGTCGTAGATCAAAGTGTCTTATTAAAGTTAAAGCTCTTGAAGACGATGAGGCAAGAGTTACTGGAATAACAGCATCTAAAGATGGTTGGGCTGTGTTGCATTGTAAACATAGAAATGGACAGATCTTCAAACTATCTGCTCCAGGTACTATTGCTGATAAGACTCATGTGTTAAAGAATATTGAAAAGTATGTAAACAAAGTAGTAACATATGAATACGCACAATTAACTGATGATGGAAAACCATTTCACGCAGTTGCATTGCGTTGGAGAGAAGACCTATGATAAGTAAATTCACAGAAGAACAATTAAAAGAATTGCGCACTGCTTGTAATAGGATGAAGATTACTCCTGAAGAAGCTATTGAACGTATTTATGGAGAGAAAGCTACATTGTATTTGAATAAAACGAGTAATACTTTTCAAGTTAACTCTCTAAAGAAAATTATCTACGATTTAAAGGAACAAGTAAATGAAGCATATGAGTCGTCAAAGAACTACTAAATATGTGTTTACCACTGAAGAACGTCAATACATGGATTACTTGAGAAATATGTATCCAAAAGACGCCGATCCTAATTCAGTTTACAGACATGTAGCAAGAATATCATATCTTCAAGGATTACCAAAAGGTACTGAAGTTATATTACTTAATGTCACTACACCTAGTACATTTAAAGAAGTAATGTCTTTATGTACTGTTCGCAATTATAATGTTAAATGCATAGGATGTTAAGTATCATGTGCCTGGTTTATCCCTGGTTTTACATAAAATTTATTAATATAGATATATTAATTATATTAGGTTTTATAAAACCTGTTAAACCAGGCACACCAGAGTATGTTCTAATATATAAATCTAGATTATATAAAAATGTTTACAAGCGGATAAATTTGAGATATAATATACCTAATAAATAAAGAATTTACTTTGTTTATTACTTTGGAGAACATTATGATTACTGAACGAGATCACAAAGTATTTGTAAATATGATTGCTCCTTTTTGGGGAATGCAAATGCGTATACGCCGAGTTAAAGGTGTATGGCAATGTTTCTTAGGTGGTTAAGATGAATATGCCACCAGATAGTACAATAGATGAGAATTTTGCAAAACTTGTTAAGCATCATTTGCAAAGATCTACATCTCGTAAAGTTGGACTCTATATGGGTGTACATGAAGATGTAGTACGCCATATAGGTGGAATGTATGCCCATGAAAAGAGGTCAAAATCATGAAAACTTTTATACTATTTATGTGTTTCAATTCTTATACTCATGTATGCACTACTCAAGAATTTAATAATAAAGAATTGTGTGAATCCGCAAGATGGTACTTATACAAAGAAAGAGATCGAGTTCATTATAATTTAGGTTCCGCTTTTTGTTTGGAGAAATAGAAATGAGTGATTGGTTAAGATACGCAATTATCTTTAGTCCTTTATTGTTATTAACTTTAGCGCTTTTTATACATACAATTCTTTTACTACTTGGAATTTGTGAGGTTGACAATAGTGACTAAAGTATCTACTTATTTAACTTTTAACGATGTGACACAATTCATTATCGATAATCCATCAAGGATTAGTGAAATAATGGAGGTATGTAAAGAACACCGTCTTACAGATCGTGAACTTGCTATCTTAAAATATATTCACACATCATTTCAAGAGCATACTTCGCCTTCAATTGCTAAAAGATTTGATCTTTCTATACAAGCATCAAGTAACTATCTTACTAATTTATTTAAAAGAGGTTACCTAATGCGTAGAGATGTAGGAGATCCATCTGGTGGTATTATGTTTGAATATGAATTAACTCACAAAGGATTCAAATATGTTAAGTAACAATCCTGTAATTGTATTAGGTATTCCACGATCTGGCACAAGTTATATCGCTAAAGTACTTCATGCTGATATGGGAATAGAAATGTGCAGAAGTGTAACTGCTCCTTATCCAGGTCGTGATGATTTTGATTGGGAAGATCTTGAATTGCAAAATCAGTTAGTAGTGTCAATAAATATGGACGAAGTTTATTCTGCACACAAATTCAAAATCTATTTAAGCAAACGCAGAGAGGCAAAACGTGCTCATTACTGGGGCGTAAAGAGTCCATTATTATGTATGTATCCAAATGTAATACCTAAAGATGCTTTTGTAATACTTACAAAACGTAATTTACATGATTGTATAAGATCTGTAAATAAATTACCAATTAATGTAGAACAGAAAAAGAGAGTTCTTGCTATACAAGATACTTGCAGAAAATCTCTATTTGCAATTAAACCAAATTTAACTCTAGATGTAGATGTACTTTCCAAAAATGAAATTCGCAAAATAATGGAGGACAAGATCGATGAATACTATCACCCGAATACTACTCATATTCTTAGTGATTCTGATGGCTCAGAGTAATGCTGAGGAATTAAAATCTCAAGGTATGTATATTTCAGTCGCATATGTTGCTAAAGATGGTATACGCGATGCGTTTATACCTATGGGATCTATGGACTGCCGAACTGGACAAATGTATTTTGATAGTTTAGTAAAAGCAGAACTTGCTAGGAAATTTGAGTTCCAAAATCCCAAAGATACGAATATGATTCCAAAAGACGCTTTCGTAAAATCTACAGCCACTGAATTTGGATATGGGTGCATAGAAGTATATGGACTCAAACCAGATCCTAGTTATAAGTTCCAACTAGGTAATTTGCCAACAGGATCCTATTTCTTACATAGGTTATCTTCTGGTAAATTTGAGATACGAGCTATAAATGAAGATGCTTGCGAAGTTCAAAAACAGATTGGATTAAGAATCCAAGATTTTTATGAGTGCTTCAAAAGTGACCAGTTGTTTTATCAATAGGAGAGTACTATGAAAATGTTATTTGCAGTGTTATTATTAATGGTATCAAGTTTTGCCTTTGCTGAAGCTTCAATCGATCCTTATGTAGGAGTATCACGAACTGATATCACTGCATATGGTATTGATGGAACTACAAAAGGTGGTGTAGTAGGTTTCTGGATGGATGACCATGCAGCAATCGAACTAAATTATGAACAAGATACAAATCTTGATAAGTATCAATTTAACTTGATTGGTAGTATTGTTCATATCTATAAACAAAGATTAACTTGGCAGTTTGGGTATAATTACACTGAATTATCTGTACCAGGTGTTGATATAACTAAATCGTTTCCAAGTATTGGTCTAGGCTATGAAATACAACCTTTTCAGGCTTTAACGTTACGCGCTGAGTATAATTACTATTATCTCAAAGACGATGATGTTACATCACGACCAAATGGCGTATCATTAGCTTTATTGTATAACTTTTAATAGGAGATAATTATGAAAAAATTACTTTTGGTATTTTGTATTACATGTTTAGTCGGGTGTTATAGTAATACAACACCTCCAGGATTTGAATCTGTTGTAATTGAAAATCCTTTTATATTAGGTCATGGTGGTGTTCAAGATACTACGCAAAAACCTGGTTTATCTTGGTATTTCATGTCTACAAAAACTGTGGATGTGGCCCTCACACCAATAAAGTATGATGAACCATTGGAACATCTAACTACAGGTGATAACAACTTTATCAACTATAATAGTTATATAGTGTTACAATGGAAAGATCCTGCTTATATGGTTAAGACATTTGGATATTCTAAATGGTACGAAAACAATTTACAAGAACAATATCGTACAATTGTCCGTGATGTAACCAAAGAATATTCAATGACTAAAATCATGACTGATCAACAAACTTTATTAGAAATTGAAAATAAAGTCGCTGAAAGGTTCCGTAAACATATTGAATCAACTGGTTTGCATGTTGATTTAATTAATGTTAATATGGGAAAAAGTCTTCCAAATGCGAGTGTAATATCTGAAATGGATAATACAGCTGTTCAACAACAACGTATTAAAACTGAGAGTCAATGTAAACTTGCAGAAGACTCACGTATGGCAGCAGAACAGAGTAGGGCGAAGGCTGATAATGCATATCGTGAATCTATGCAATTGAATGCTTCTCAATTTGTGCAACTTGAATCTATTAAAAAGTATTCAGAAGCTTGTTCAATTTCTAAAAGTTGTATAATAGTGCAAGGTAACGCACCTGTACTTGTGGGACAATAATATGAAACTTGAAGTTTTAGATCATGGATATGTAGAACTCATTGAGACATGGGGCAGTGAAGAGCGAATTGTAGAAGCTGCCCGTATGTCTACAGGTAAAGGTTTCAAAGGTTGGGGAACTCCTATTGAACCAGGTGATGAGAAACTTCTGGCGCATTTATACAGAAATAATCATGCCACACCTTTTGAAATGGCGGGACTTATTATTGAAGTGAAAGCTCCAATAATGGTGTTCAGAGAATGGCATAGACACCGTACTCAAAGTTACAACGAAATGAGTGCACGTTATATTCCAATCCCTGATGAAAACTACATTCCATCTATAGAGCGACTTTTAGGATCAAATGCTGCTACAAGTAATAAACAAGCGCAGAATACTACAGGTCGCGAACTATTAGTTGGTGATGCAGTATGTTTTCAAGATGATCTTGAGAAAATATACCAAAGCGCTCAACATCTTTATGAAAGAGCTCTTTTAGATGGTATACCAAAAGAACTTGCTCGCTTATGTTTACCAGTCGGTAGATATTCACGTATGAGAGCATCTGCTAATTTACGTAATTGGTTAGCGTTCTTAAAATTGCGTCAGACTCAGTTTGCTCAGTATGAAATTCGAGTTTATGCAGATGCAATAGGTAAAATCATTGAGAGTAAATTTCCATATACGTGGGAATTATATCTTGAAGAGACCACTAAGTTTTGACTCTCCCTCAGAGTCCTTTAAGGAGCCTTACGGCTCCTTCTTTTTAATTGTGACTTATGAATCATGTGCCTGGTTTATCCCTGGTTTAACAATATTTTAATTTATATAGATATATTAATATAACTCGGTTTTATTAAACCTAATAAACCAGGCACACCAGGCTCATTGTTTTAATATATTAAAAATAATCTTAATTTTTAATATACAAAGACCTTACCCAATCTTGTAGATCACTTAACTGCTTAATATAGCCATTACACATTAAATTGTTGTGTGTAGCCACTATTAAGGCGTCACGATCCGTTCTAATGGCACTGGAGTAACCATTAAGTTCGCAGGAGGTGTCTTCGGAGGCTGATATTGTAGAGCAGTCGTAGGACAGCAACCAGTCAGGAGACATATTCCCAGTAGCAACATACTCAATAACCTTTTTGATAATAACTTGCTGCTTTTTGTCTTGTAATTTTCTGTAATCTTCATGTTGAGCCTCTATAGTGTCTTGTTTAGTAATAATTACTTTGTTAGCTTCAGCAACTTTATTTTGAAGAGCTAATACTTCTGAATCTCTTTTCCATGAACTGATATTATAACCAGCCAAGAAAACTGAGATCAAAATTGCGCCATAAATGTATAATTTGAATTGTTCAAACATTTTTAGGTATTAATTCAATTGCGTCAATGTTACGACAAGCAAAGTGTAACCAACTAATATCCACTTCCAAAGCGGTAATATATGGAAACTTGTCTTTGTTCTGAATAATATACTTGCGCATTTCTTCGGCTTTAACAGTCAAAGAGATTGCATCCAAAGCACGGCCATACTTGTGATCCGACCATTTAGTAGTTGGACAGTCAGGGTCATCAGATATAAATGGCCTTAATCCACTATACTTGCGCACTTGGCCACATGCTACTTGCAATTTCTTATCATGCCAAGTATTAATGAAAATAGGACCAAATTGTTCACGTACTTGATCTGCAGAAATAAGAATCCTATCATCTAAAAGCTTCCATGCGCTTTCACCACGTTCTGCATAAATTTCAGGTGGTACCAGTTCTTGTAATTGGAAATGTTTACATCTGTACATATCATAGTCCTATTGCTGTGAATATTGCTGCAATTGCTGCAGCTCCAATATCTGTATCATAAATACCTACAAGGCACATATCACCATTGAAGTAAGAAGATCCAGAATCATGTGATCTACCAATATAATTTGAAGCTCTAGTGACGTTAGCCAAGAACGTAGTTCCTGTATTTGAACTTACCAAAGAGCCATTGAGATAGTGGTATATTTTACCTGTGTTATCCTGGCGGACACAATACATTTTCCAGTCTCCATCCGTAATAGTAGATGTAGATGTATGAGTATTAGATACTGCTGCGGCAACATAAACTTGTGAATACATCGAAGTACCAGTACCTGAACGTCCAAATCTAAAGTTATCATTTGGCCAAGTGGTATTCTCTGCTAAGTCAATAAACTGTGCGTCATTAGCATTAGTTAAAGGTCTAGCAAGTACGAACATTGTAAAGCCAGAAGTGAAGTTCGCAAATCCAGTAGTAGGTAATGAGATGTAATCATTTGAACCATCGAATACTGCGCACTTAATGTTTTCGCGAATAACTCCCATGGTCATACCACCATTAAGAGTTCCATGTCTTACGTTACCAGATAGATCTGGAACAACTGTACCAGAAGGAGTTGTATTCATGCCATAAAGTGCGTATGGAGTATAGGACAACGCAGATGTAATTGCCGCAGATAAGTCTATCTCAGGATTAACATCTGCTTGATAAATTGTAGAATCCCATGAATAGCAATCATCAATCATAGTATTAGAGAAAGGTTGATCACCAAAGTTTATTTGTATATGTGTAGTAGTTTGGTTACTGTTACATATACCTGGGTAATAAGTACCTGAAGGTAATACCATATCTTTTCTGCCTAAAGTAGGACTTATGAAAGTTATTTCTCCGATATCAAGATCTACACAAATCATTACCCATTCATTAGCAGGAACGGTGGCTAATGTTTTTATCAAAGTACCTACAGTGTAAACCTGTCCGTTACTTGGATATATAGCAGTTCCCATACCTGCTGCGCCAAGTAGAGAACCTGTTGCGGGATTTGTAGTAACTCCAAAGATTATATTGGTGTCCATGTATGAAGCTCTAGCTTCAAAAGCCCAACGTCCAGAACTTTTTGGGGCATTAGCATAAACACCTTTATTACCAGAAGCAGTGTTACCTTTAATTAATGTATCGTCCATCAATACATCTAATCCTGCAGCTTTAAGCGATAGTAGTAACTTGTTAGGATTATACACGAATCCACTACATAAATTACCATCTACAGAAGTATATCTTGGAGGTATGCTATTTACAAAAGCTGTATCGCCTAAATTAAGGTGTAATTCTTCGTTATCATAAACCCAACCTGCTACGTAATAGTCTGTGTCGGTGAACAATATATTTTGGTGTATAACTATAGGTACTTTATTATCGCGACGGCACAATAGTATCCCACCAGTAGTTGAATCAATAAAGTTAACTATGAATTGAAATACATCGCCTGGACTACCTGCTTGTATATGAGATCCGTAATTGACATTTGATCCGTTAGTATATCCTAAAGCATTAAACACAAATCCAAAGTCATCATCGCGTTGTCCTACATATTGTGTTAAAGCATCTGCTTCCTTATATGAAGTAATACCAATACCTACTTGAGAATTAGTACCTTGAAATGAAGCTTCAAATACATATCTGCCATAACGCGTCATAGGTATATAAGCCATAACACGTTTATAATATGAACCACTTACAGCTGTTGCGATAGTTTTAGCGGGATTAAAGGTTACATTTGAGTGACTCATAGCTGGTAACCAATTATATTCGTAATAGTTACCAATTTCGCTCCATGTGAATAAATCACGGATTGATTTAGGTGTAAAAGTAATTCCTTCAAATAAAGAAACTTGAGATAAACTTCCACCAAAACTATTTACTGAATTACCAGAATCATCAGGTCTTGAACCAATAAATAATCTCGCGGCGTTAGATGCTACAGAGGTATCTGCAGTTACAGTTGTAAATTGATATATTTGATATATTGCACCATTTATGTAGAGTTCAACTATATTAGTTGTTGTATCTATGTTTACAGCGCAACTATGCCAACGTCCATCATTAATTACTTGTCTACCAACAGTTTTCTCCATAGTAGTTGTATAATTGCTAGAACGTCCAAAAACAAGTTTACCATTATCAAATCCGATACTAAATGGTATTTTATGTCCTGCAGAACCTACAGATTCTCTTAATTCCACTACAGTATTACCGCCGTACCAATTTGCACCAGCGGTATTTCCTGTAAATTTAAAGAAGAATGAAATACAATACTTAGAAGACACAATACCTATATTTGTAAATGGATGTCCTCCTGCCAAATTGTCAACGACTCTTAAGTATTTTGCTGCGTTAGGAAAATCTATACCTCTATTAGAAGCTATGTATTGACTTGGACCTTCTACATCTAGTGTTGGTGAACCTATAAATGTTCCGTTAGTAGCATATGAACCATAATCTACAGCGGTACTTCCAGAAAGTTCATCCATTTTATAAAACATATCAGCGCCATAACCAATAAATACATCGTCTAATTGAGTTACTGCCGTTGTACCCGCTGTATACAAATCGCTTATATTAGTTGAAGTCCACTCATTATTATCGATAGTTAATGCGGCGATAAGACCTGTCATGAATTTAGTATTGTTGGTACTATCATAACCCCAACACAATCTATCTACTGCAGTACCAGCATATACTTTTCTAGTTGCACTTCCTATTAATGAACCATTGATATATAAACGTCCACCATTCGCAGCAGATTCTGTATATGTAACAAAATATCTTGTATTAGCTACGACAGTAGGCCATGATATAGTCATAAGAGATCCACCGCTCTTATCTACATATATCTTTCCGTTGTGTTCATAAATCTTTAACGAATATTCGTTAGTTGTACCTGCATGTTGCATAAACAATATTTGATCAGTACCTGTGTTAACTGCGTCAAGTTTTATCCATAGAGATATCGTAAAACTTGAGGTATCTGAGAATATCTTTTCAGTAGTGTATGCGCCATCATTACCTGAGAATTTAACTGTTGGTTGATTGGCACCATCTACTAATATAGCACTATCCCAAATAGGAGTACCATAGTATTTAGCATCATGTCCATTGTTAGACCAATCTATAACAGTTACAAGACCATATTCTGCCATCAAATAATATGCAACTGGTGTTAGAGTTTCTAGTAATAAACTGTATGGATCTTCTAAAGAAGGGAATAGTACTGTGAATGACATTATGTTTTTCTGCCAACTAGTTCTACCACCTAAAGATGTTTCCACTTCTAATCTGAGATTCTTAACTATAGAACCATTTATGTCTGTTAAATACTGACTCTTAGAATATGCGTATGCATGATCAGAAGGTATTGCGGAAGTTATAGAACGTATAAGAGCATTTGTGTCATCGTTATAAATGTTAATAGTCATTGTAGTACCGGCTTCCATAGCAAAGTTACCAGCGTAAGAATCATCAAAAACTTGATCACCCATAACTAAACGACCACGTTCCATCCAACCTATGTTAAGGTTTAAATCGAAATATATTTCAGTATTGTCTGGATAATATAATCCTTCTACTGTTAAACGTGCGACATTATACGGACGTTTAATACGATAGTTAGTTGTATATAGGTGGTATGTAGCCGCAGATTCGGCTAATACACCTACACCGGTAGAAGGTAAAAACTTGAAGTATACATTCTCTGGACTTGAGCGTACATTACTTTCGCCATCAGCTACTGTGAAATCAGTTATGTAACATACAGTATCTTTTGCGTGCGTACGAGGTCTTGTATCTAAACAACCGCGTTTTATTACAGCAGTTAACAAAGTCACGTTAACTGAAGTTATTTGACACCATTCACTATCTATTAGAATGAATTGTAATGGAACTACTAAATCCATCATGTCATCATCATAGAATGATATAGTAGTTTGGTATTCATTAATTGCTGCTAATAGTTTACAAGTAGGATTGAAATATGCAACTCCAGCCAAAGAGAAAGAAGACTCACCAGGACCTTGAGCCATAATCTTATAACTTAAAGCGTCTGGAGCATTCTTCTTAACATATGAACCTACCATAGCATAACCTGGATCTGCAGATTCAGTGTTGATACCATTTGATAATGCCCAATATTGATAAGGGAATTCTTCTAATTTATAAGTTGTAACGTCTACCGGAGACGATACAGGAGTAGTCCAAGCTGTTGGAGGAGGTGGAGCATAAATAGTGTTTGCAATACTGAATACATCCTGTACGCAGGTTAACGTAATAGAACGGTCATCTGTACTTCCATAAGATATTTCAACAATACGTAATACCATTTCCTGGATATCATATGCGTCCCAATGCCATACAATAGCATCACCTAATCCTAAGTTATAAGCATCTCTGTTAACATGTAATTCTACGCGAGACAAAGGCGCTGACAATTGAGTTAACTGACGTTGCGCAATTTTGTTAGCAAGTGTAGCGTCTGTAATTGCAGGATATTCTACAGTGGAAGTTACTGTATATCCTTGCTTAGAAATCAATGCAGAATCATGCACTTTAATGTTACGTGGAGTTTCGTCACTAGCATCCGTATATGTAAGCAAAACTTCATTTACTGTTTCACCTATAGACGGACGGTCATATTTCACTACTTCGATAATGTTGTCTTCGTTGAAAACTTTTAGCGCTCCAACAGTATAATCATTACGAATAAGTTTCATGGTCCATAAACCAGTGTATGGACTAATATATACGGATGCGCTTATGTGACGTACGATTTCTTGTAAAAATTGACTTACATCTTGTTCTTGAGACCAAACAAATGATAAACCAAATCCCTCAGTATATAAAGTATTTGCTGCATTAGTGAATGCTGTAAGGTCTAATTCACCAATATTATAACCTAAACCGAATTCATTATTTGTTAACACTTCAACAATAACATGGGCAGGATTGTGATCATTACCAATTTTGGCCTTAGCAGAATACCATGAACTATGATAAGCTTCGCAAACATAAGACCAGTATTTTATATACGGGCTTGTACCTACATAAACATGTTTCAATACTGTAGCAAATACACCTCTATATGCTGGTACTGTGGAACCTAATTTAGCGACTAAATATCCGTTTTGAGTTTGGTCACTTCTACCGAAACAAACACTTACATCGCCTTTAATACCGCCTTCACTATGGTATCCGCCAAAACAGTTCATGGCATCTATTGAGATATCTTGATTAGTAGTTACATTACCTGTCCAAACTTTTGAATCTCCAACTACTACTTCTCTAAGTGCAGTTATACTGTCATGTCCAATTACATGATGCATACCTAAATAGTAAGCATGTGCAATTGTTTGTTTAGTCGATTTACTTCCCATCGTTTTCTACCTTAGTTAGAAGTTTATCACAAAATCCACATGCTCTAAACTTTGATAGTTCTGCATAGGAAATCCCGCGTTTTACAAAATCGTCGAAGTTTAACTTATGCCTCTGGAACCATATTCTGATTCCATTAGAGCAATATAACTTTTCCATATCAGAAAGATATATTCTTTTCATTCACGTATAGCCACAGAAGTTAAATTACCGAACCAAACTACATTAGGACTTTTAATGGCACGTTTACCAAAGAGAATAGGTATTACTCGATCTTCAGTTGCTGTAGGTATCGTAAAGTCTTTTAACGCTTTTGGTCCTGCACCTAAATCTTCTTGCTTAGGAGCCATCACATAAGATATCACTGATATTACAATACTAACAACAATTGCAACCCATGCCATACATCACCTATTGATTAATTGGACCATCTGTAAAAGGATTCTTAGTTGGAATATATGGAAATCCGCCATAATTCAAAAAATTATTGAACTTGTTCAAGCAAGTTTCTCTAGTGTGATCACATCCCGCGATTATCTGTGCATTCATACCAGAGGATATATTGTTGAAAGGACTAGTAATCTGCAATACTCCACCTACTTGACTTACAACCATTCTCATAGCATTATTCTCTAAAACGAGGTTTCCTCCATTATAGAATCCATCTGCTTGAGTAATACCTAAAACTGAAATACTTGTAGGATTAACTACGTTAATAGTTATGTTCTCTTTAAGTTCTGATGCTTGACACCTATTATCATAGAGAGAATGCCTACACAATTTCTGGTACTTAGAACGCAATCCTAAACGTTTGGCGCTATTAGAAACTGGTTCACAAATAAGTTTTGCATAATCACCTTCAAATTGGCAATTGCTTACGCGACCTTGCCAATTCAATAAGAATTCGCTGTCAACATCATTAGTGTGACGAACATATCGAGATAAGAAAAGTACATCGTCCGGTTGCCCAGTTCTAAAGATATATGTAATTTCATTTGATTTATCCACTATTAAATCAATAGGATTTTTGTTTATTTCACTAGAGTTATTAGTCTCTTTACATGTAATTTGTCTTGGAGAATAAGTAACACCTAAAGGACCTAATTGTTCTTCAGTAGCACTCACTTGGTAATATATCTGAGCTCCGTACCTGAATTTATAAAACTCAATTGGAGACCCACCATAATCTGATGCTTCAATTACACTAAGCGTCATAATCGATTCCTAATATATTTAAGGATACGTCTGAATATCCATAAGATGAATGCGTGATATCAACAGAATCTGAAGATAACCTAGCTACACACATAAGAGAACATCTCTTTATATCTGTAGGATTAACTGAATGTCCAAAAGCTAAAGCGTTATCTAAAGTTAACTCTTCATATAAAGGATTGACGTTAGGTCCTTGATTAGTAATTTTCGAATATATAACTTGACCATTGTTTAATTCTAAACGAATGTATCTAAAAATAGATTGAGGTCCGTATTTTACGAAATCTACATTACTAATAACTATTAACGTAGCGTTATTAGCAAATGTGGTAACAATGTTTAGATCATCTTCATACGTAGGTAAAAAGAATGGATATAGTTGACCTTTACAATAATGTAAGAATTTCCTAAAAGCCCAAAATTCAGAGGTTTTGAACCTAAAAGATACAGGTCTTGTATATTTAGATTTATCCCATTTAACAATAGTAGATATTGTCCCAGTGGCAGGATTATTAACTTCAAAATTGTTAACGTAAGAATCTTTAATAGAATCCTGTCTTAATTGAACCTCTTCTAAAACTGGTAAGGTTCTAAAGGTAATATATGGTTGGGCGGTTGTAATGTTTACATTATCTTTGACAACAAATGTAGTATTAATAACATTCAATTTAGATTGATTAGGATAAACATCTTTTGAAGGACTTTTATCCATAATGCCTACTCGCATTGGTATTACATATGGATTTGTGAAATTCTTGGTTAATGGGAACGATAACACAAATTGAGATGACGTCATAGATTCAATTTGAGATACTTCAAAATGTGTAGAATCTTCTATGAATAATACTAATCCGCCCACCCTAAAATCTGATTTAGTCGTATCAATAACTATAGTATCTTGGGCGACACTTAGTGAAGTTCCTTTTAACCATGAACCTTCAAACCAAACTGGTATTCCCCAAGTCTGAGGAAACCAAGCAGATATAAGGAGATTAGATTTTTGCCGCTCTAAATCTCTTACATTATAAATCATTGAAATACGCTGTTCTGGTCCTAATGGGCGTATACGTACACGTTGTTCTTTTCCACTATAAGACGTAAGTACGTTAGTTTTCCAGGATAACTTCTCTGTTATAGCATCTACGGGTTGATATAAATACGGAACTACGCGAAGACCAGTTATAGGAACTAAAACCATTTCGCTAGTAAAATCTAATTCTAAGACTGCATTAATAGTAGCAGGGCCATCAGAACTTGCTGTAAGGTCAAAATTAGTTTCTTGAAGGGGACCGAACGTATATGGAGTAGTTATAGCAATTGAAAGACCAGAATCACCAACTATATTTGCAGAAGCTAAAGTCTTATTTACGAAATATGCATTGAAAATGTTTAGAGATCTTATGGTGTTAGAAACTACATTACCTACATCAATTGCTGTAGGAGTAACTGTGATATTGTAATAGAATAAGTCTTTGTACGATTTTACTTTATATCCATCAACTGCTATACCTACGTTACCTAATGGTTGATAATCAGTTTTGCTTCCACCTCCTTTTATTTTACCCTGTATAGAATAGTATGGGGTGTAAAAATCTGTAAAATCACGTACAGGAATATTGACGGATACATTTGGATTTGTACCCTCAGGTATAATTAGCGAAGGAATTATCTGACTCATGGAATTTTCTTATATGCGTATCCAAACATTTGACTGTATTGAGTAGTATCCTTAGATCTCCAAGGAAATACAACCCACGTATCAGAACCGACTGTAACTTCTTGAGCTATGTCATAAAATGTCAATTTACATGCTGCAATGTCTGGTAATGTTGCTATAGCTTGTGGATTAGACAGGTTTGGCATAGCATGTACAGTCATTGGAACAAAAGAATTATGATTTGCAAAATGACCATCAGAATATAACAAAGTTTTATAAGCAAAAACAGTAAACAAGTATGAATTTAGACCTCGTATTGCAGTAGAACCTGGAGTACCAAAGTTGTAACTTCCACAAGAAAACTTTGTTACAGATCCGTTATTATAAGCCATTTGTATGCCAGAATCATATGGAGAATTTTCTTGAGTACCTTGACCTAATTTAGCGTTATAGTAGTGGGTAGGATCATGTTTAATAGAAGAATGTTCAGACCAATAAATAGAATAACAGTAATCCTTTACGGTGTTAGAAGTTATTTGATCTTGTGCTTGACCGAAACCAAAATGTACGTACATATTAGTACTTACTTCAACAACACAATGACAGTAATTTACGCCATCGCTAAAAAACTTGTATGAATTTACAGCGTCAGAAGCGAAAATAGCCGAGTAGTTATATAAGTTATTTGAGTCGCTTTGCGGTCTCCCAGATTGTAATTCTGAAGTACCTGCTCCACTATATCCTGTATGTAAATAGTTAATTACTCTGTGTATGGTTCCATTATGATAACCTAACAGAGTTTGATATACGCTACCTTTGTGTATAGTTAACCACCAACCTCCAGATTGTCCAAAAGTTGTCGCAGTTGCGTTTTTATCTATAGTCCAACTTGGCATATTGAGACCTATAAATGTAGCTAACTTATCTAGTAAGTTATTTACACCTGATGCTGTACCTGTTTCATATGCCATATATTACTCCGCTATTTGAATGGCAGACCATTCACTTATTGAACTTCTGAATATATTCGGTATCACTAAATACTGTGCGCTACCGATAGTAATAATGCTTTCTGCGGCTTGTCCTATACCAGGTACCCAAAAAACTCCATCTAATTCACCATACATTACTGAATCTACAGAACTACCTAAAATACAAGGATATAAAGGATATGTTGTTCCATCAATAGCGTAGTATGGAACTTGACTTGTCGCTACTATTGATCTCCAAGGATATACAGCATAAGTATCTTGGTGGCTATATATACCTTTCCAAGATAAGGAAGCATCTAGCATAAACATATTAGCTTCACTACCAACAGGCATCCAACCTAAACTGTTGTTGTTCGAATTATCAGTATACTTTGTATTGTTGTTATTACATCCACCAAGTACATATGGATAAGGAAATAAAGACGGACGCACATAAGGGAGATATAAACCTATATACATTGCGCAATATCGTGTATCAATCTTAGTTACTACTATTATACGGCGACCATTGGCTATAAACCAATATTTTATAGTATTATTCCGCAATCCCATACCTGCGTAATCTCCAGCATTAGGATGAGAAGCTGGAACATAAGGAGTTAGAGAATTATAACCAGTCATACCGTACATACGCCAGTTATAGATATCATTACCTACGTGCTCGTAATAATACTGTCCCCAATAAATCTCATCTGTACCTGTAAGTCCAGTGCCTTTAAATACTGCATGATCCGAATCTGAAGCAAGTACTGTCCATTGCTGTCCAGCACCCGTAAGAGTAGCATTTGTAGTAATGAACGTAATAAGTTTTGCTCTCAAATCACGGTGATCTGTGGCATTACCTGTCTCATATGGAATTGTCATCTTAATGCACCTTTAACTGAACCAGCATCTTTAGTGATACGGTTTACAATAACTTTACCACCAGCGGCAGAATCCATAGTTTTTAATATGATTCCTTCTTCTATACCTAAATTAATAGTTATAGTGCCACCTCCGCCTCCATCGTGATTAGCAATGCCTAAATCACCTTTAGCATTGCGTTTCAATGGCATAATTGCTTCTGGACCAGCTTCTCCCATAAGTCCCATTCTACCACCTGTCATAGCAAAGTTAGTAGGACTAGTGACGACTCCACCTTGGGCAAATGCCGTAACATTACCGTTTTGAAATACATTACCTTGAGCAGAGAATAGAGATGCTACTTGCATTGCAACTCCTGCCCAACCACTTCCACCTGATGCTCCACCAGAAGATCCGGCTCCACTAATAGAAGACATCAAAGAACTAAGCATATTTCCTAAACCAGCAAAACTATCAGAGAAGATTTTAGAAAGTCCTCCGCCACCTTCAGAGAATGCGCCAGTAATTTCAGAATATACACTACTAGCACCACTCTTAAATGTATCCGCTATATTAGTACCCCAACCAACAACAGTTTCAGTAAGAGTTTTCTTAGCAGTAGTAGTACCATCAGTTATACCTTTACCTAATATAGGAGCAGAAGCTGAAGTAGCTTTCTTAAATGTTTCGCTAAGCAATGCGCCATCTAAAACTGCATCGACGGCTTTAATACCAGTCTTATTTCCAATACCAGGAGCTCCTGCTTGAGCAGAAGTTTCAATGGGACGACCATTCTGTTTCTTAGGATCCGGAGTACCTAGTCCTAAACTTGTTTTAAGAAAATCTAATGCTTTGTTAGCTAAAGTTTCTGCTGCCATCTTCTTCATAGAATTTAAGAACGCAGTTTCTACACTCTTTATATTTGCATGAAACGGATCAAAGAATACTTGCTCTAAAGCATCTTTAGTTCCTTCTAATCCCTGAGTTAAGAAGTCATTTACTGTAAGTGCCATTTCACCAGAAGCTTTCGCAGCTTTCTCGAACTCGCCTTTAGCATTACCAACTGCGCGATTATAAGTATCTTGAGAAATTGTACCAGCTTGTAATAAAGTATCGTATTCTTGTAAAGTCATTAAATACTTTTCTTGAGCGGTTCGAGTTTCCATAAATACTCCAAGACTTTGTTCTTGGAGTTGTTTATAAGCTCGTTCAAATTCTGCAAGTTGTTTTTTAGTATAACCTAATTCTCTGTTAACAACTATTAATTCTTTCTTAGCAGCAGTTTCTTGTTTAGTAGAGAATACATTTGCTATGTTCGCATCACGTTCCTCTCTTGCTAAATCAATAGCTTTATTAACAACTGCTATGTGATCAACATATGCAACAGCGTTTTCATGAATAGCAGATACAGAATCGGCTAAAGCACTCTCTACACGTTCTGCAGACTGTGCTTTAATTTGAGCAATCTTTTCTTTCAATTCTGCATATGCTGGAACTACATTACTACGTATTTCTGCTGCAGAAGCTCTTAAATTCGTAGCTAAATCAGTTTGTCCAATCTTGTCTGCACCTGCTGCAACAACACTAATAAGTCCTGCCCAAGTTTCTTTAAATATGTTAACTGTACCATTCCATATAGCTTCTAATTCAGCCATAATACCTTGTACAGGACCAACTAAAGCAGTAAATCCTACTTTAAGAGCACCAAACATTCCAAGAGCTGAAGTTCTAGCAGTAAACCAAAATGTTGACCAAATAATATCAATAGCTCCTAAAGTCATTACTAATCCATATTTGAAACTTAAGATTGCAACAGTTATATTGTTAATAACATCTGCAGCAAATTCACCAAAAGATTTGAATTGTGCCTTAGCTTCTCCACCACTGAATAATCCAACTAATGCAGAACCCAATCTTGCAAGAGCTTGTCCTGCAGGTTCCATAGCATCGCCAATTTCTTGACCAAGTAGTTGAGCTTCAGTCTTTAATCTGCCGAAAGCTACTGAAGATCTTTGTAATGCTGCAGGTAAACCTTCACCATAAGCATTGCGTAAAGCTTGTGGTAAATTTGTTAATAATTCAGCCGCAGTAATCTGACCTTTCTTCAACATTTTATCAAGTTCTGCGGTAGTAACACCCATAGCTTTAGCAGCTATATTAAATGCTCCAGGTAAATGTTCGCCTAATTGACCACGTAATTCTTCTGCTTGTACTTTACCTTTTGACATCATTTGTGAAAGAGCTAAAAATGCTCCTTCAACTTGTTGCGTATTTAATCCTAAAACTGCTGCTGTTTCAGATACCGATGATAGAACATCTCTAATTTGTTTACCGGCTAATCCTGAACCTTCAGCTGATGCTGTTAATTTTGAATATGCAGTTGCTAAGTTAGTAACATCTAATCCTAGGCGTAAAGCTTCAGATTTTACAAAACTCATTCCATCAGCAGCTTCTTTAGAACTTCCTGTAACAGCTCTTAAAGCATTCTGAGCTCCAAACAATGCGTTACTAACTTCATATGAAGAAGTCACTAAACCTTTAAGTGCCATAGCAAAAACGGTGATTGCAGTTCCACCTGCTAAAGCAGTAAATAACCGATTCACTGCTTTTGTAGTTCCGTCTAATCCTGATTCTAATCCGTTAAAAGAATTCTTAATAGAATTTGATGTAGAATTAGCTTGAGTGCTAATTCCTGAAAGAGTACTAGTAATTTGCGATTTTAATGAAGTGAATGAAGATCCAAAACTAGATTTAACACTAGACGCAGCTGAATTTGCAGAAGCTGCGACTTGACTAAATCCGCTACCTGCTGCAGATCTAAATGCTTGAGCTTGTTGTTCTAAAGACGCAAATGTGCTCATGAATGCTGCACGAGTTGCCGCAGCTCCACTTTGAGCAGATGCACCAAGATTGGAGAGTGATGCTCCTATCTTATCTATCTGTGCTTTAGCTCCACCATCATTAATGGTTATATTAATAGGTACATTAGGCATTTAACGCTCCTAATGAATCATGTGCCTGGTTTAATCTGGTTTGAATAAATTTTTTATAATATATAGATATATTAACTATATAAGGTTTTATCAAACCGGGATAACCAGGCACACCAGGTACTGTTGTTTTATATAAATATAGATTATATAAAAAATTAACCTCGTGGACCAAATTTGCCTTTTTGAGGTTCTTCGTCAATCTTTTCTTCAGCTTTCCTTTTAGATTCGTGAATTTTTGACATATATTTATATAACTCTTTGTCAATTTCTTGTATAATGTCGATTGTAATATCAAGTTCATACAAACTACCAAAAAGAGAGAAATAAGCAGCAAACTCCGAAATAGGAATGGGATTAAATCCTGCAACCTGTCTTGGAATTTTACTTTCATTTAATCTCCGATAAGCTGATATAAACCATCTTTCCTCTAGATCGAAAGCGGGAGCCTCATCCAAAGGATTAGGCTTCCCTTTTTCTCTCAATGACTCAAAGAATGGTATTTTGTCACTATAATCTTCTACCCAGATTATAGCTTTTACGACTTTGCTACCGTATTCTCTTTGTCAGCAACAATAAAATTATTCAAGTCTTGTGCGAATTCTTGAACAAATTTACGGCAGTCTTCGTCATTCTTTAATAAAGAGAATGCATTCTCTTTATTAAATTCAATTTCTTCATCATTAATGACGAAATTCTTCCAACCAACTAAAATACCATCAGCAAGAGCTTCACACATAATGTCTGCAGCTATCTTGTTGTCAATGGTATCTTGTTGTATATCTTTGCGATGAGGACGAGAAAGACGCATAAAAGTCTTTGCAAATTTCTCATTACCAGCACGAGCTATCTTCAAGTCAACTCCTCTGTATTTCGTCCAGGTGCCATCTCTGGCAGCCTGGGCGTCTACGGGAGTTATTTTAAGTGATTTTAAGTCTGTCATGGGTCAATATCCTAATTAAAGGTTAACTACTTATTACGGTGCATCAAAGAATTCAAATTGAACTGTTGAATTCGTTACTGCATCACGTAACGCTCTTAAACTTCCATTCAACATCAGGAAGTGGTCTTTACCCTCGATTGGAGATTCGAGTTTTTCAAACTTACATTTTGGCATAGTAACGATAAGGATGTTGCCATCTCCATCTACCAAAGTGAAAGCCAGGTAAAATGATTCTGAATTCTTATAAAAGTTATAAGTATCCAGTGTATTAAAGTACATTGTAATATCAGCTGTGACATTCAATGTAAATGATGTCATGTCAACTGCACCAAGTGTACCAATCGCTTTTGCACGATTAATATTGTTGTTGACAGTCAAGTTCAATGTAGAGAACTCAGTATCAGCAGGCAAACCTTCAAGATCAATTTGTGTAATTGAAGAAACTGAATTCATCAATGCGTATGAAGGAACATCTACTAAAGTCTGACCAGATTTTGCGGTGATTGTTGGTTCTTCTTCACGACCTACAATATCGAAAGAACCGTTCAAAATAGAACCGGTCTCAAACTTAAAGTTCATTTTTGAAATCATGCAACCTGCATAATAGAAATAAGCAGGATCATCTAAACCTTCAATAAATTTCATAAAGGTAAAAGTTTTTGGAGTTTCTGCACCATTACGGACCATAGTTGATTTCATAGTGATACTTGGACCTGCGGCAACAATAACTAATGATGTACCTGTTACAGTCATTACACCTGCAGTTACTGCAGTAACTTTCTTAAATCCGTTATTTGCAGGGTTTGCAAAACCAGATACTAATACATTCATACCGACTTTTACACCAGCTGAGATGAATGCATTTGCACTTGAACCATAAGTATTTGTAGATAATACACTTAAAGTTGCTGCTGTGAGGTTCAGTACAACTGGGGTGCTTTGCAAAAGGGCTTTCAAAATTGGTTTGTAAGGACCATAAGAAAGTTCATATTTAACTTCACCACCTACTTCAGCATCTACTACGATAAGATCATCAATTTGACGATCACGACGTAGTACTTCAGATACTTTTGTAGTGATATTACCAGATGGAGATCCGCCCGTTGTCGGTAACAACTGGAAAGCGGGACTAACAGGAGTAACACCAGGGGTGACTTCCTCAATATAGGATAAACTTGTGTAGTTTGTTGAAGTAAGTGACATGGAGTCCTCCGTTAAGTTGCTTCAAATCGTGTTTTTACTACTAACTGATATTCACCGTATTCTATTTTGTTGATTTTACGGATAGCATCTCCGATTACTTCAACAGAAGTAGCATAAGTGAAAATTCTGCCTATAGTTTTATTTTGGAGGACAGCTTTTATCTTGTCCGCCAAAACTGCAGCAGCTCCCGTTCCCGTATCTGGTTTAGTAAATACTTGAACGGAAATAAATCCAGGAGTTTTAGTCCTGTTACCACCTAAAGTCATATTGCTAGAGGTAGCAAAAACAATACTGAATCTTACCCATTCATCTACTTCTTCTGAATTATCAAAAAGTACATTATCCCAAGCAATTGGGGTAATAGGAACTAATGGATCTGCATTAACATCGACAACCCAATTATCTTCGAAGTATTCTTCCAAAGTTTTACGTATATCTTCAAAGTCCATTTACCCTCCCTACTGCATTTTCTACGGCAAGTTCTATGAACATAGAAGGCGCCTGTTGAGAGTGTCCATTGTTTAAGAAAACTATGTATTCAGCAGTGTTGTATATAAATACATTATCAGATTTAGGAACGTTTGGCATTTGTGGATATGCATAATTACCAGGAGGTAATTCGCTCTCTGAGCCAGTATCATCCATATTCCAAGATGCTCGTGCGCGACCTGTATCTGAAGGAGTAGCGGCAACTAAATCAGAGAAAATAGTTCTGCAAAGTTTCTCTTTTAGAGTTCTCTCAGCTAAAATAATTTCATCGATTACTCCAGCAACTGGTATACTTATATTAATCATGCTTTAGTACCTCTTGACTGACAAGAGTAAGCAACACCAGCAGGGTCAGTACTTACAGCGATAATTCTAAAAGTGCGTTCGTCTGAGGTACGAGTAATTATATTTCCTATACGAGGACGTTCAGAAATTTCATTGCATAAAATAACTATTTTGCAATCATTAGGTTCTATAGAAGAATTAAAGATTTCTAATTCGCTATATTGTGCAAATATAGCTCTTGATTCAATTGGTTCTACAGGAGTTATTGGAGGGGTAATACCACCTGAAGAAGTATCATATCCACCACGAGGATTATTTGTAAGAGTAATAGCAACAGCGGCATCTACTAAATCTGTATCAAAAGCTAATCCTACTTCTGTTTGAATCTCTTCACGCATTCCCATTAGGCACGCACCAAAGCATTTGTTGAAATAGCACCACCAAATTGAATTGAACAACCTTCTTGATAAAGTAAAGCTGTAACATCAGGAAAAGGATCTTTCCAAGGAGACATTCCTTTAGAATTGTATCTTTTACGAACTGACACACCTTCTGCTTTAACTTCAGATTCTTCTAGAGGACCATTACCTGTTTGACGTGTGAATATATTTTGAGTTAGGTTATAATTAGCTAATATAGCATTAGCTTCTTTAACTATATCAGAAGGATCCTCTGAGTCAAAATCAGGACATTTATATATTTGATCGAAATAAATTTTTGCTTGTATTACAGCCGTTTCTTTGGCTGCATCATCAGTAGATGACTCCCATGGCTCAACACCGTCAAGAATAACGTCTGCTTCACCTTTTGTAACATATGGTGTTACTGCACTCATTCTTTATCGCCTTTACCAATACCTTTAAACCAATTTGATATATTAGACATATGAGCATCTAACTGAGTTAGAATCTCATTTGCGCAATAACCTGCAGCCATCAAATAACCATCTTTAAATCTCTCTGATCCTTCTATAAATTGTCCCATTAAACAACCTACAAAGAAAGCAATAGAAAGATGAATTAAAAATTTTACAAAATGAAAATCTTTGTCACCTTGAGTATGTTCACGCAAATAACGAATCATACCACCAAACATAGCAAGAACTCCAAATTGAAACCACTGTAAAAGTTTTATAAACCACTCTTCATTCATTTTGAATTCTCCAATATATGACGAATACTTAAATTAAATAGTAACAACATAACACAGTCATAAACAGGACGTAAATCTGATAAATAAACTATTGAAGGTTTATATATCAAAAATATGACATTAGCGAATACATACATAATTGTAAGTAATATCATATAAACTGAAAGCACTTTCAATCTACCTTTTGTATGTGGCATTGAAAATACTTTTCTTGAATGTATCAAAACTGATAAGCATATAGCTAAATTCATATATGTAAATAAGTCAGATATACTCATGGTATCCACCTTATTCAGATAATGCTACGGCTTGAACAGTATCAAGTTTAATAGTTGTAATATCTGTAATAGAAGTTACGTTTTCGGCAAATGCATTACAACCATATATATCTTTGCAAGCTAAAGTAGTTTTACCTTTAGCAGAATTGTGTACTTCGTATCCATTAAGAACTTCAGTCATATATCACCTAGGAAGTTAATAGAACAGATGAAATGTTACCATTTTGAATTACAAATCTTGTACCTTCATTCCAAGTTACAGGAGATTGGAATTCACCATAAATAGCAGGAGCGCCGCTTTCACTGTCATCCCATAATGACCAATGAGTTACAGGACCTAAGTTATCAGTGCCAATAGGGAATACTACGGCGTCTGAATTATAAATAACTTCGCCTTCGTCTGCGCTATCATGGTCTAAAGGACATGCTGTACGTTCATACCCACCACCTGATAATTCACCATTATCGCAACCAGGACCTGGATTCTCACTATGAAGAGCTAAATAATATGTACCTCCTGAGAAGATACCACCTAAATATGCTGCTGTTGGACTTGAAAACATATAATCTCCTAAGCGAATAAGAATCTTAAAATTAAATCTCCGGCGGGTATTTTGACCTGTCCACCTTTTGACCAATATACAGGTGTATCTAATAGTCCGTAAAACAACAAACTATTTGAAGTACTATAAATTGCGTAATATAATACTTGACCTAAATCTTCAGTAGCTACTTCGAATAAAACATCTTCAGTATTAACAATTTGAGTACCGTTTTCTTCTGTAGTTGGTTCTCCCCAAATTATATCAGTGCGTGCATACGCGCCACCAAATAATTCTGTATCTTGCTGTGTATTACCAGGAATTTGTATATTTTTAGGAACTGTTTTATACAAAGCTAGTTTACAATCATTTGTAATAGCTGGACCGAAATATCCTGTTAATTGAGAGGTAAACATTATTCCACCGATAACTTAAATTTAAGAGCACCAATAGGAATTCTAAGTACTTTTCCTTCTAACCATTCAACTTGTTCAGTAAATTCACCATGTATAAAAGGTGTTCCGTTTTTATGAATTACAAAGTGCGTAACTAAACCTAAATCGTCAGTTCCTTCTTCGAATACTATTTCATTATTATTTTCGAATGTGGCTCCTGACATATCATGTGTTTTTGGATCTACACCATAATCAAATGAAAAATAACAATCTGTACGTGAATATCCACCACCTTCTAACTCATTTGCAGAACCATCAGGAGTAGGATCTCCTGAATGTAATGAAATTTCAGGAGATCCTCCTGTGGCTATATAAGCTAGATAAATAGATGCAGCAGAACCCCACATACAGTTATTCCGGTATGATTATAGAAATTTCAGAATCAGCAGCGCTAATTCGCAATACACTTATTGTAGTACCCCTTTCAATAAGCATTGTAGTTAATCCTGGTGGCAACATCATGGATGCTGCAGTAGCATCTGCACCTATTTCACAACGGAAATAGTCAGAAGCACTTAAAATAACAATTTCGCTGTCTATTTGAGAAGATGTATTTTGAGTATCTTCAACAGCTAAAAGAATATGTTCTTTATATTTGAAAGACCCCTGTACAGAATCACAAGAGTCTTTATATCTGACATTTTTCATAACAGGGGTTGACATAGTCTTCTACCTTATGCTTGTGCTGCAGGAGCAGTTGTTTCAGGTACTGCAGGTGCAGTTGTTTCAGGTACTGCAGGTGCAGTTGTTTCAGGTGCTGTAGGCTTGTTACCACCTTGTGGTGCATGTTTGTTGCCACCTTGTGGTGCAGTAGACTTTTGTGGAACTTTAACTTCTTCTGCTGCTTTTACAGTTTTTGTGTATCCTGCAGTGATAAAAGCTTTTACTTGATCTTCTTCAACTTGCAGTGGAGCTTTTGTATCTGGGTGATAAAGTGTACGCATAAAATGTTCCTATTGTTTGAAAAAGAGCCTCGCAGTAAATAACGTTCCACGAGGCTGACCCAATTCTATAAAATACCACCTATAGTACGTTAATACTATAGGTGGTTTTTTAATTAATAACCTGACAGTAAAGTTATACGACGTGGATCGATAGCACCTGCGCCAATCATCAAGTCCATGGACATGGTTTCTTGTTTAGTGTCCATATCGTAACCTTGTACGATGCGGATACTATAACCATTTGAACTTACGACTGAAGAAGGTTTGTCGCTTGGCTTGCCAAGTGGAGGCATTGCCAGACCGATTGAACGACTGTCAAAGATTGCACCTTTTAAGCTCAAAGATTCACCTGAACCAATAATAGATACTGCAGCATTATCAGGGATGATCTCGGTGATAGGATCTACTAAATCGATAGATGTAGCAGTCGCATTTGCTTGAGTTTTAACAATCAGAGGACGGCGTACTCCAGCAATACGAATACGATCACCAACTTTGGCTGTACCTGATGTTGCATCAACAGTCAGTGTGCTCATACCGATAAGGTTGTTAGCACCCGCACCATTGTTAGTTTGAGAAGTACAAGTACCTGCAGTTGCATCCAACTCAGGAAAGTTGATAGAACTGAAGAAATCCATACCCAAAGTGCGAGCCATGAAACCTTCACGTAATGCAAGAGCATTATCATTACCACGAATGTTTGCTTGATAAAAGAAGTCTTGACCAAGCAATGCCGCTTCCAAATCAGTGTTCACTAAGCAAAAGCGACCACCTGGTTGCAGTTGCTGTAATGTTGCTGCTTTACGAGCAAGAGCAATATCACCCGGAGTTTCAAAAAGACTTGAAGAAGCATATTGACCTGCAGCTTCCAGAATTTTTGTGCCAATATAACGATCGCATTTTTCAGCGAGTCGATAAATAGCTGGACGAGCAACTTGTTCAGAAAAGCTATCGATGTCCAAAGCTTTTTCTTTGGCAGTGATTTGAACCGTTACATCCAGAATCTTTTCAATTTTGAATGGACGGGTTGAATCGCGGATAGCTTGTTTTGTGGTTGGACCTGTGCCAGTAAATTCTTTGGCTTCAAAGTCAGGATTGGTACGAATACGGTAAGTATCACCGATTTGCATTTCTTGATTTGTGTATTGACCAGTAACATCGCGTGCGCATAATGCTCCGATAACCAACGAATCTTCAAGATGCGTCAGAGCTTCTGCTGCGATGAGGTCTGGGTGGTTCCAGGCATTTGTCATGTGATGACTCCAAGTAGGTTGAGTTTGCAGTAAATCTAATCTATCAATTGCCGCAACGAGGCCCAACCTACGTGTTTCATCTTTCCTGGAAAGATTGAATGACAATTGAAATTTCAATTAGTCAAGGGATATTATATATTAAAAATTAAATGTTGTAAATACTTTCATTAAAAATAATTAAAAAGATTTGAGATGATACCAGGCCCGGTCTGGTAAGGTTTTTTAATTTAATATATCTATATAGACTATATAAGGTTATGTAAAACCGGGATAACCAGGCACACCAGGCTTAAGGTCTTATTATATTTATTATATAGATATAATATAAACAAAAATGGACCCGAAGGTCCATTTAATGTTATTTTGTAAGTAAAATCTATGCTTTTATATCTAGATATCCTATAGGAATAAGAATACCTTCTTCAACACTAGATGCATTCTCAATAAAAACATTAGGTTGCTTCTTCGTTTTAACCCCATTAGCTTTCTTAAGCGTTAATCGAGTCTTACCTGCTACACAAGGCATCGTTTCAGTACCTATATGTACACCTGGACGCAGTGATACACCAAGATATTGGACGCCTTTGTAAACTGTGGGACAAGCAATGTTTACTCGGTTATTTGCACCTGAAACTTTCTCAATTACAAATAAAAGTAAACTTACAAACAACATTAAAAAATGTACAAATAATGATTTCATATATCTCTCCTAAATTGATTAAGGGTTAACTACTCTTTATTCTTGCGATTTTCTGCTTGAATTTTACGTAGACGGCGATATTCAACCATATCATTAGCATCTGCTGCAGCTAACATCTTCTTGCTGATTGAATCTTCAGCACCGCCACCATCGTCTCCACCAAAACCAGCACCTTTTGAAGATCTCCAATAGTGTGGAGCTTTTGGTTTCAACTCTTCTACAAACAGTTCAGGAGTATAAGCTTTTCCATCTGCTGTTTTCATAATTTTACCAGTAGAATCGCGACGTACAATTGTACCGTCGTCGTCTACACTGAAAGATCCTGCACCACGGAGAATTACATCATCAATTGCTTCTGGTACAACTTTTGCTTTTTCAGCTGCAGCACGTAAAGCTGTTTCTACTTTGCTACTTTGGTACTTATTCTTAAATAAGTCACGTTCTTCGGCAGCTTTTTTAGCTGATTCAGAAAGAGTAGTGATTTGAGTTTCTGAAGCAATGCGCATCTTTTCAAAGCGTTTGTTTATCACTTCGTCAACTTTACCAGCTGCAATAAGTTGAGCTTCTTCACTTGTTTCAAGGTGTTTTTGAAGATTTTTAATGGATGTTACGTCTAAACCATCAAAAGCTTTCAATTTATCAGCTGCCTCTTTCTTTTCACGAATGAGTTCAGCGTTCTTTTCTTTCAAACCGCTTAAATCACCTACAGCTGCTGCTACAGCGTCTTGTGTTAACTTTGTAACTGCTGCTTTGGTGTCTGGATCGTTTATATCAAATGGCATGGGTGGCTCCTATTACGATTGGGTCAAATCCTGCTAAGCAGGGCTCTATTTTACGAGTGGTAATGTCATTGATATTTCTAAAAATGTCATCATCACTTTTTCCATGTACCCATCCTATTCGGATGGTTTTGTCAACTATATCCATATAATTGGCATAGAGGTCGAACCTCATTTGCTCAGTAAAAAATCTTTCGCTATGTAGATAATAATTAGCTACATGTATATCTACCTGTTCTGCAGACATTCGCTTAATTTCAAGCGGTTGGTTTCGCAGCAGGGCTAGTTTTATCTCCTGGTTTAGTAGGGGTATTTGCATTTGGGGCACCGGATGCAGGTTGTTGAGCTTGTTGAACAGCTTTCATATTATCTAACAATTTCTGTTGACGAATTTTACCTTCTGCTTCAACTTTTGTTTTTTCTTCTTCAATGCTAGAACCATTTTTCAATATTCCAGCGCTATAGAAGTTCTCTAAAACAGTATCGTGTGATATGGCACCAGCTACCCATGAAGCAATAAGAGCAGTTTGTTCTGATGCATTCATAGTTGGAGACATGAAATCAGTTTCTGGAGTTACTTTTACTGTAGCAGGATCTGCTCCTATCCATTCAGCAATTATTTTCAATTGCTTTTCCATAGCTTTTGCAGAGTTCATAACTACAGCTACTAATGTAGCGCCAGAAGAAGCTTGTTTTAGACGTGTAGTTTCTGCTGATTCTGCTGCTTTCTTAGAAGAATCAAGTAGTTGAGCGCCTTGATAAATTGCTTGTTCATAAATGGTTTCAATATGTTTAAGAACATGTGCAAGAGCAGACGTATCTGTTATTGGATAATAAACTTTTGCTTCAGGATTTCCTATCTTTATTACTACTGTAGCACCAATCGCTTGAGGATTTTGGTTATCATCAACCCCAGTCATTACCAATGTAGGATTACATGACATAAACTCAGAATTAGATAAATCTGCATTCTTCATATAAATCTGAACAGCAGAGGAGGCTATAGAACCAAGTGGTGATGGGTCTACACCAAAACTATTAACTACTGAACCTACACAAACTGAAGGTATATAATCTAATGTTTCCCCTTTATAAGTAGGTACAATAGTTTCTTCAAATTTACCATCAATATATACGTCAACTTGATATGTACCCTCTCTTAAAACTTGTACGCGATGTAATATCGACTCTGGTTGAGCAAATATGCTTTGTCTGTTACTTTGTATACGCTCTTGAAAAACTGCAAGTTTTACTTCGCTCTTATTAGAGTTAGTAGCGCGTATGGTTTGCCAGTTTATAAGTGACTCTGCTGCATAAGGAACTAGTATTGGTAAGTCTAACAATTCGTCTATATCCACTACGGTTGTCAAACGACCCGTAATCAAAACTTCGATGATTGTATATAAGTATAAATCATGTAAAGTCATTCCGCCAGGAGTAGCCTTTGTCTCCAAATACTTCATTTGAGGTGGTAATTCAATAGTCGCCGCTGTCGCGCCAACTAAACCGACAAGACCCCTTAAAATAAACTGAGTCATCTCTGGAAATTGTGCTCGTGATTTGTAAGCAGCATATGCGGCGATCGGATGATAATTCGGATCCCACTGTCTATTTAAGATAGTATTGTCATCCTGTTGATTTATCGCCTTTTGTACAGAAGGAGGAGTCGGTAAAGCTTGCATCGCATATGGCATAGGCAAATATACATCATTCTTTGCTTTAATAACAGGTTCACCTGCTACCGCGTCACGAGTGCGCTGCCATGTAAATGCATTTTTTGTATAATCTTTATGATATGCTACCTCTAGTTTCGAACGTGTTTGGGATTGTTGTTTATCTACAGGATTAGGAGCAGGTCCAGTACCTACATCTACAGATATAGGTGCACGTTCTGGTTTGTTCTTAGCCATATAATCTCCTAAAAATGATTCGATGATTCAACTGAAAAATCTTTTCGTACGATCGGAAATTCGTAGTGTATATAGTATCCACCTGCGTCATTCAAATCGTCTACGTTATCTCCTTTGTTCTTTTCAGGCATTCCATTCTCATCATAAACCTGTTGTTCAAGTGCCATTACATATTCTGGGCATTTATCGACATTAACGCGATAGCGTATTTCACCCTTAGAATTTCTAAACATTCCATTCATACTGTTTACACGATCTTTAATATTCGGGTTCTTACTGCGCGCACGTATAGTAAAACCTGCATCACGTAACAATTTAATATCTGACTTCGATGCATCCAAAGATTTAGCATTCTTACCACTAGCATCTGGGTAAATAAGAATCGGATGGTGGCGACCTTCTGATCTGTACCTGAAGTTCAAAATGTCAATCATATCCGGAGTATCTTTCGCTCTGGTTATTTCAGCAACTGCAACCGGGTTGCCTTCGCGAAGTACATGTATAATTGCATTCATATTCAAAACATTGAAGTCCATACCAACATACAGTACATCATCGTTTCTGATCTCAGTTTTCGAGTCATTCAAAGTTCTATCGAAATTTGAATACACTGATTTATTTTTCATGTTCACAAAATCGCCTTCAATATATGCATTTACTAAGGCAGCAGTGTATGAAACTCTTAAATCTTCTACATATCCAGGAGGTAAAAACTTGTTTGAATACGATGGTGCTTTGATCAAACGATAGCGAGAACGATTAGTATCATCAATAAGTTTAACCCAACGTTGATAAACAAATGAAAAACCTTCAGGTGTAGTTGCTACGAAGATCTGATTCTCAGCCTCTGGTTTATCCGGATCTACTTGGCGACAACGTGCTATAATTTTATTCCAAACCTCTTCCGCGGCGCTGGTGCGCATTGTATCAAGTTCGTCAAGGTAAGCTCTAAAAACTTGGAAGCCGATTAAACGTTCTGGTCGTTCAAGTGTACGGAAAATTATCTTTCCATAATTCTCAATACGTAATATCTGTTCTGCTTTATTTAACTGATACGGCATATGCATAGATTCAAGCATATTTTCTAGTCTGTCATACGCGATGTCTCTGATCAAACTATATGTGGGTGCGCCGTACATGAGGTCGACTTTAGGGTGAGCAAACTTGTCAGACAACATTTTGGTAAACAGTGCATGAGATTTGCCGCTGCCGAAGCCGCCGCAGAAGCAAGTGTATCTAGCTTTAGAAGTAAAGAAGCGACTCTGAGGAAGTGTCAAAGTTATAGAGTCTGCTTGCTTAAGTTGTTGAATAGCGCCCATGCGCGAATGATTCCTGAAGCTATACCTGTAAGCTATATTATATATTAAACCTCTACAGGTGTATATAGTTTCAATCAAATTTATTTTTATATGGAATGTTGCTAGGTTAGTTCCACGGATATAAGACCTCCCCCTAAAAATTTAGTTCCACGGATACATTTACCCCCTGAATCCTCAACACATGTGTCCACTCTTCCCCCTGAACCCCATGCAACCGTGGCCGTC